GTATAAATCAGCGACGCCGGTAGACCAGTACATCAACAAGCTGCGTGAGATTGGTGTACTCAAGACGTTCGCACGATTCAAGAATGAGGAGGGGGAGATCTCTTTAGAGCGCTCGGAGGAGTATCCAGAGCAAACCTCAAATGGGTACCGCCTACTCGATATGCGCAGTACCCCTACCTCTATAGAAGTAGGGGGTGTACCTGAGGAGAGCACTACCCCCTACCTCTCCTCAGGTAGGGGGTCTACCTCTAGAGAGGGTACAGAACTAGATCCAATTGAACTAGATCCAATTGGACTAGATAAATACCCCCTCGCTCGTACCGAACGGGGTGAAGGCGGACCCGCCCGGCAAACTGAATCTCAAAAGCGTGAGGAGGTCTGGGATTCCGAGTTTGTGGACTGGTACAAGGATTATCCTCGCAAGACGGGTAAGGGCGCGGCCCGCAAGGCGTTCCGTAAGGCTCGAGAGGCGGGGGTTGAGGTAAATACCCTTAAGGACGGTTTAGAGCGCTCTAAGCGCTCCTGGGCGGTGGAGAATCGGCCTAAGGATAAGCTCCCCTACCCGGCGACGTGGCTCAATGCGGAATCGTGGGACGATGAGGAGACCCGCCCGCAAGATATTCAGCCGCAGCAGAGCGGCGGCATGGACTTCGTAGACCTCCTCAATGAGTCACGCCGCCAGGAGACCGAGTCGTCACGCGGGCTGGAGTATCCGGAGCATAACTGGGAGTCGCGGGGTGAGTTGCCGTGGTAGATGCGAAGAAAACGCGGGAGGACGCGCAGGAGCTTGCGGCGTACGTGTTGCAGTATGGCAAGCGCTTGGCACCGGATCGGTTCCCGCAGCCGTCGATGGAGGCGGTGAATGCGTGGGCTGGTGTGCTGGCTGGGATGCCGTTTCCTCGTGAGGTGTGGCCGGAGGCGGTGAAACTGTGGGCTACCGAGCTTGTGGGGGATCGTATGGTGACGCCGCGTGAGATGAAGCGGGCGGCGACGCTGGTGGTTGAGCGGTGGGAGCGTGATCCGCAGCGTAAGCGGGACTTGGATGCTCATCGTGAAGCGCGGCGTGTGGAGCGTGATAGGCAGCTCGCGGAGGGCACTTTTGGTGAGGTGCGTGGGTATCGGCCGCGTGAGGTGGAGGCGCCTCGGTCGCAGCCGAGTGTGCAGGATATTCAGGCTATTGCGGAGCGCCTTAGGGCGCGGCGCGGGGCCTGATTGGAGCTAGTCGGAATACTCATTTTTACAATTGGTAAACGGTAGGGTATGATAATTCATGTACCAAGAAAAAGGGGCTGCAACCCCTTCACAGAAAGGAAACACCATGAACGCCGTATGCGAAGTAACCATCTTCCACGACCGCAACCAGCCCACCAGCACCCACATCGTCACCATCAGCCCAGACGATGACGACCTCCGATACGCGATTCACTGCGGCTACTACGAAGCCCAAGACCCGCAAAAATTCGAAGCGGCACTCGCTGACATGGGCGAAATCCTCGACATCGAAGTCCTTGACACCGACGAGCCGGTAGGGAACTGCGACGCAGTCTACGACATGTGGAAAGACGGAATCTAAACACCCGGCCCCGCCAATAACGCGGGGCAAACACCACACCACCAAAGGGAAACAACAATGTTCGACCATTCCAAAGAAGAAATCCAAGTAGCACATAGCGCACTTTTGCAGCTAGTTCGCTTAGCATCCATTACCTACCCCAGTATTAAAAAGAAACAAGCAGCCCTCGAATGCAGCCGGGCGATCCGCAAAATCCTCCCAGACGTACCCATTGACACATTGGACGATGTTCCGTGGAACGTGGATGAATTGCTTTTTGCAGAGGTAGAGAACATCAGATCGGGGGAGCTGGGCATGCTGCTCGCCTATGACGTAAGGCTCGACGGCGAAAGGTTTATATACGTCAATCATTTCGACGACAAAATCAGCCGCTACTCACCAGAAATGCTCACCCTCACAGGCGAAAAATACAACCTCACAAAGGAGACTCCTAATGACTAACCTCACCCGCCAAGAAATCATCGACGCGCAGCTCGCCCGCCAATGGGCGGAGTGGAACAAGTCCTGTGAAGTCAGCTCGCCCGAAATTCAGGCCGCAGCTAACTTCATCCTCGCCCACACCACCCCTCCGACCATGGCCGACGTCGAATGGGACGATGAGCTGCACTACCTCGCGGAAGCAGAGCACCCCAACTGGGGCAAGGTGGTCATGCTTTACGAATTTGACGAATTTATCAGCTTCATGCAGACATCGGACGGGCCAAAAGTCGCCCTAGGCGATGTTAAGGAACGCTTCACCCCGACTGGCCGTCGCTACACACTAAAGGAAATTGACAATGACTAAAAATAGCTTCGCTAAAAAGCTAATGCAGGACATCCAAAACAGGACTGGCATGACCTCCGAAGAGTTAAACCATCATATGAAAATGGCCCTGAATAACCTCGTGAATAATCGCGAAGAAGTCATGGCTAACTACCGGAAAATGCTCGAAAAATCTATGCCGCAAGGCCGAACAATGCACGATATTGATTGGGTTGAAAGTGGACATAAGTTCGCAGAAGCCGCAGGCCCAGCGCAGTCGAAAAACGTCATGCTAGATAAAGACCCAGAAAATGGTCTAATCACCGTCGCCCAATACTGCGGCAATGAGTGGCTTATAAAGCACCTACCACCGAAATGGCTCGCACCCACCGGCCGACGCTACGTACTCACGGAGGTGCAGGAATGAGACAAGAAAACGTTCAGGCGGCAATCACAGCACTCTATGCCTACGCAGAAGCAGCAGGCGGGGAGTATTCCTCCTTGGGCGGAAATGATATCCAACAAGACATGCGGAATATCGCCAACGTCCTAGAAAGCGCCGAAACATGCACATCAGAAGAGCTACTCCGCAAACTGGAAATCACCAAAACTGAACTCGGATATGAATGGGAGCAATACCAATGACTGACCTCACCCGCCAAGAAATCCTGGACGCGTACAGCGCACTAGAGGAGCTGAAGAATGTAGCTTTGAGCGCAGCCGACTTCTGCGGCGACACAGAAAAGTTCTTGATGTGGAAGAACGAGATTCTGAAAGCCCTCCCGCCCAAGCCACAACCCACAATGGCCGAAATCGAATGGGACGACGAGAAGCACTACCTCGCAGAAGCCGAGCATTCCGAGTACGGCAAGGTAACCATGGTGTCCAAGGCTGCGTCCTGCGGAGACATTAACTACCTAAGGACAGGCACCAACAGCTGCCTACTATCCCTTGGCTCTCCCGACAAGCTCACCCCGACGGGCCGCCGCTACATACTTCAGGAGGGAGAATAATGACCCCGAAAGAAACCGCTATCGCCACGGTTGAAAAGTTCTTTGAGCTTCTGGGGTACAAAGCGCCAATTATGGACTCCTGGGAAACACACGGCTTCATAGATGGAATTGCGTGTGTCTACCAAGACCGCTACACGATAGCCGCTTTGTCATTCAAAGACACCCTCAACGTAAGTGTCTACGACTTCGTTGAGGATGCCAGGCGTGACGACATATTGCGTGTCGGCAAAATCGGCCCGGAATTGGCCGCGAAATTCACCCGGGAAGCAATCAACGCTTACGAGCAAGAACTGGCGGAATGAGAAAACCGCGCCATCACAATCGTGAGCGGACGCGGTGTACACCTACTAACCTACAACACCAGGAGAAACAATGGCCGGACCGTACCTATCCCCGCATAACCAGCACATCATCGTCAGCGCCCTACGCCACTGCCGCGAAGTGCAATCCTATTTCACCGCGAAAACTACCGAGTGGATCACGTCGAACTGGGATCTTCTCGATGAGCGTACTCAAGCGCAGCTGGCCAGCGATGTACGCGTAGACCTCCAAGCACGCGCCCAGCTCACGCAGGAAGAAAAAGACCAGCTCCAACGCGAACAACCCGACTGGGAAAGCTACCTCGACTTCATCGAAGGGAAAATGAATGAGTGACATCACCACCACCAACCTCAAGCAGCTACTCGACGAAGCCGCACCAGGCCCGTGGGAATCCTCCGCTAGCGAGTACGGTGTGCCCGAGGGGTGGGATGAGTATTGGCTAGCTCTCCACATGGGCTACACCCGCCTATCCACGATGGAACGCGACGATCCGCCACCGGAAGAGGCCTACGCGAGCTTGGAACTCGCCGCCCTCGCCCCGGAACTCGCACAAGAAGTAATCCGACTACGCGCACACGTCAACGGAATCATCTACTCAATGGACGCTAAGGCCAGGGCAGGCGAGAGGCAAGACCCCGCAACCATCGCTGGCTACCTCAAAGAAATCACCCTAGGAGAATCCAATGAATAACCAAGACCGCGCCGCCAAGTTCATCGAAGCCGCATACGAAACCGGATTCGACACCCCACGCGACATCGCCGAATACCTCGGCGACCACGGCGGCATGACCGAAGTGTATTACTTCGACGGAGACCCCACCCACCGCCAATGGAAAAGCGAGTGGGAGGAATTATGAGCGCACCGGAGGTAGCAGGAGGGAGGTGTGGAAAGATGGTTAGCATGAGCATGAGCGAGCAGGAACTGCAGGAAAGAAAAAAGAAATTTGAGGACGAAGCCGTCGCCACCCACGAGGAAATCCTCACCCTACACAGCCAGATAGAGGGAGCGAAGAAGCGCCGCACGGCGGCGTTCCGGAGGGCAAAAGCCGCTGGTGTACCGGCAAGTACTCTGGCGGAGCGGACGGGAATCTCACGGCCGCTGGTGACCCGTATCCTCGCGGGCGACCGGTAACACCACCCTGGGGCTGCAACCCCATCAGCAACCGGCGGACTGACCGCCGAGCACAGTCAGAAAGGATAATAAGCATGGCAAACACAACCATCACTGGGAACCTGGGCAAAGCTCCAGAACTCAAGCACACCCAACAGGGCAAACCAATGACCCGCCTAAGCGTCGCATGGAGCGAACGCCAACGCGACCGCAACGGAGAATACTTTGACGGCCCTACCGTATGGGTCTCCGCCACCGTATTCGGTAGGCAAGCCGAGCACGCGTGCTCCACATTCAATAAAGGCGACCGGGTTATCGTCACCGGCGATCTCAAGCCGGAGGTATGGAACTCTGACCAGGGGGAGCAGACTGTATTCGCCATGATGGTGCAGCAGGTGGGCGTATCCATGATTGGGCAGGAGGCGCAGGTTAACCGCGTCTCCGCCCAGAATAATGGTGGGGGATACGCCTCGAACGGCGCTTCCGGTGGTACGCAGGGAGACCCGTGGAACTCGCAGCCGCGTTCCGAGACCGGTGGTTTCGGCGGTGGGGGTTCCGAACCTCCGTTCTAAGCAGCGGTAAACCATAATCGTGGGGGTGGAGCACCCGGCGCATGTCGCTAGGGTGTTCTATTCTTGTTGTCGCTAATTTTCGACGAGCAGGAGACGTGAATGGAGCGCATTAGCACCCCGATGGGGACGTTGACCGTGTCTAATTTCTCGGACGATACGCCGGGGGATGAGTATTCTGTAGTCACCCTTGATGCTGGTGGGTCGCAGTTTGATTTGAATCGTGAGGAAGCAGGCCAGTTGATTGAGGCGCTGCAGTCGAACCTCACACGGGTGGGGTAGAAGGGGCACCCCCACATTGTTCGATAGAGTCCGCACCGATACATGTGTGCGGACTTTATTGGTACACAGGATCGAGACAACAAAAATAGGCAGGGACAACCCCAACCATCCCTTTTTAGGAGCCTCACGTGCCCGCCCAGGCCGCCTGCCATAAGACCAAAAACACCGCATTCATCAACCCCAACGGCGCTAAGCCCGCCGCCGTCCGCGCCGCCATCACAATGTGCGAGCAATGCCCAATCCGAAGGCAATGCGCACAGAATGCCCTCACCTCCGGCAGTGGCCTCAATGACTCCGGCACCGCCCCCGCCTCCGACGTAATCCAGGCCGGGGTGGTCTGCTACGGCGATTTTGAGACAATGATGCGCCTCTCCCAGATAGCGGAGCGCGAGGAGGTACCGACGGCGGTACGGGAGCAGCGCGCACAGGCCCCAGACCGCTGTAGGAACTGTCACCAGCCGATGGTGAAATGGCACCGCGCCATCACCCCAGAAGGGTATGTGAAGCACTACGCGAGGGGCTTCTGTACCGAGTGCCGGTCTGCCTACACCGCATGGAAACGGGAGAACAATGTGGGCAGCGCTCACAGGGGCTTGCGGAAGCACATTGACCGGAAGCGGCATAGTGCCCCGCCGAAGCGGAATACTGTCCTCGCGGTGCAAATGCCGCTGTTCGAGGCGGAGGTTTAGGCCGTGTTTGAGTACCCGCCGATGGTGATGACGTACCCCGACGATCTGACTTTTTGGAAGCGTATTGAGCTGCCGTGGTCGAAGCCTCCACTATCGATGAATGATGCGTCGCCCGCCTCGCGGGGCGCGGTGTATGGGCGCGCTGCGGCGAAACGAGAGATCCAGGAGACCCTGCACCTATTAGGCCGGGGGCTGCGTATTCCGGAGGGGAAGCGGTACCTGCTGGTGCAGATGAATTACCGCGTTCCGGATAGGCGTCGGCGGGATACGGATAATGTGACGGCTTCTAGTAAGCCCCTTATGGACGCTTTGGCGGGCGGCTCGAAGCGGATTCCGGGGCTGGGGATTGTGGAGGATGATACCCCGTATTTTATGGGGAAGCCGGAGCCTATTTTGTGGCCTCCAGAGCGGGGTAAGCAGGGGAAATTATGGGTTGATTTATGGGTGGCGGAGGCCCCGCCGAGGCCTTATTTTGCCTAACCAGAACGCACGATTTTACAAAGTGTAAAGGGCGGGGTATAGTAATAAATGTAAGCAAGAGAGCACAAAGAAAGGCTAAAACAATGACCACCTACACCACCAAGAACGACGCCATCCAGTACGAAATCATCGAACCCCTCGGCGAATGGGCCAACGAGCACAACATCGACGCCATCGCAGACGAACTCATCACCTCCACCGCCACCGGCTTCCATATCGACGACACCAAAGACTTCTGGGAAGTAGTAGCCAACAACGCCCTCTAACCCCCTCACCCCTACTCGCCTGCAAGCGAAACGCTATTCAAAAAGGAAACATCATGGAAATCATCAAACTCACCCGCCCCCAAAAAATGCTACTCGGATGGGCCGCCATCAATAACGAACGCGGCGACGACGGAACCCTCCGCATCGAAGGCAAAAGCACCCTCGTGAAAAACAGCCTCGTAGCAAAAGGAATCGCCCGACGCATCGACGGCAGCCGGGTAGACCAGTGGGGCCACCAGTACACCACCAAAGACTGGTACATCAAGCCTGAGTACGAACCACTTTGCCACTCCCTCAAGGAGTACTCGGAAGCGCACGATACTCCCACCCTCGGGCCGAGCAGCCTCACCCCAGAGGAATGGAACCAGGTAGCTGGATAACCCCTCCGGCCCCGGGGAGGGGCGCGCATTCCCCACGATTGGCAACCAGCTGATTCTAAGACACCCAAGCTGCAACACTGACCATCAATCACGCGCACCAACCGCAGTCCACCACACGCCATAATCACCCGCAGGAGACACCACCATGAGCAAACCAAAGCACAACCCGAAGAACATGCCCCAGCCACGCCACGCCGCTGACCTCATCCGCAAGCACCGCCGCAAGGCCACCGCATGACCACACGCCACGTACCCACCGGACGCGTCACCATCCTCTGTGAAACCAGTGGACAGGTGCGAGAACTCCACACCTACCGGTGGGCATGGCGCGCTAAACGCTACCTCAAGGCCCTACGCGACGCCGGTGTGGACGCGTGGATTAAGCCAGAAACCCGAACCATCTTTGAAGAATAAGAACCCATGAGCAATACCCCGTTTGAGATTGAGACCAGCACCGAACCACAGAACTGGTGGAATCGCGCTAAATGCAAAGGTGATGACCCCGACCGGTACGACTTAGATCGCGACCGGAGGATCCGCCGGGATGAGAAAGGCCGCATAGCGGAGGAGCTATGCGAGGGATGCCCGGTGCTCGCTGAATGCGCCGCCGACGCGCTAGCCTCCAACAATGTTGGCATCGTCCGGGCTGGATTGTGGTTCCCTTATCCATCTTGGGGCTTCGCGCCTAGTAGTAAGGATCGGCGGCGGGAGCTGTACCGGCGGGCCGCCCCAGCCCTGGCGCAGGCCTAATGTAAACAATTTTTACGATAGGAAGGATATTTTTGATGCTGACAATTCCGTTCATGCTTGAGGATGGGGCGCGGGAGCCGCGCCGCGCTCACCCCGATGATGCCGGGTTTGACCTCGCCGTCATTGAGCGCACACGGGTGCCGATGGGCGGGCATACTGTGGCCGATACGGGGGTGCGTGTGAATATCCCTGCCGGGTACGTGGGGAAGCTATTTGTGCGTTCCTCCGTCGGGGTGAAGCGGCACGTGTGCCTATCGAATGGCACGGGGATTATTGATGCGGGCTACACGGGGACGATTAAGGCGAGCTTGCATAATGAGTCGCGGGATCCGGTGTGGTTTTATGCGGGGGAGTTTGTCCTGCAGTTGGTGGTGGAGGAGCTGCCACGGGTGGAGCTGCGGCGGGTTGAGTCTTTGGGGGAGTCGGAGCGTGCCGAAGGCGGGTTTGGTTCGTCGGGTGACGGCCTGCAATAACCCCATGATTTTACAAATTGTAAATAGTGGGGTATAGTAGATCATGTAAGCAAGAGAGCAAGGGGCTGCAACCCCACACCGAAAGGAAATACCATGAACTACAAGCAGGAAATCACCAACAAGAAGGATGAATACAACACCATTATCACCGAGCGGAACAACGCCACCAGCCGCGAAGAATACAACTACCACCAAGCACGCGCAGACCGCGCAGCCCGCCAAATCGCAGAGCTTCAAAACGAAGCCATGAACGCCGCAATCGCAGCCCTCTAAACCACCACAACATCAAAGGAAACCCCACCATGAAATGCCAGAATAGTCACTGCACCAAAGAAGCCACCACCACCCTCACCGACTACAACTTCTGCGAAGAACACACCGTCAAGCACGAGAAAGCCCTTGAATGGGGAAAGCTCCACGCCGCAGGCAAAGCCACCACAGAGGATCACCCCGACTACACCCCTATCTCCATAACCAGCGAGTAAAAACAGCCCGACCGGCAGGCAGGGGAGTTCAAGCCTCCCCACGGGCACCACGGCCACTGCAATGGCCCCCAATACAGAAAGGAACCGCCATGAGGCACACCCTCATCACCCAATCCATAGCCAACCTCGCCGCCTCCGTCGGCCTCCGCACCGCCCCAACAAGCACCGGCCCAATCATCTACACCGGGCCGGACACCTACTTCAAACTCGACGCCACCACCGGCGAAGCCTGGGGCGCTGATACCCACTACAACCAGTACTACTACGCCCTTAACGAACCAGCAGACATCGGCCAATGCGTCGCCACCCTCCTCCACATCGCCACCGAAAACAATGAGGAGGAAGCAGCATGAGTACCAACCCCACCACCCTCCTCAACAAGCACCGCACACTCCTCGAACTCCGCACCGACCCCGACCTCAAACCCCGCCTCGTCTGCTACCACACACCCCGCCACCTCGAACGCCGCATAATCGAACGAGCTGAACTTTTCGAAACCTCCGCCACCGCCGTATTCACTGACATTATCCTCCAAGGCCTCGCAACCCCACCCCCGCCAGTCTTTACAGGCCAAACGCCCGCCAGTAGTAAGGTCTCTATCCAGCGCACCTGGCGTCTCCCCGCCGCCGCTGCCGCCGCCGTCACTGACCTCGCTAAGGAGCGTGGCATAACTCAATCCCAGCTCGTCGCCGACATCATCACCCGGCACCTACAAGGCACAAGGCGGGTACATGCATAAACCAGCAGAGGCCACCAAGGCGGAGCTGGAGAACCTCTACAAGAAACACCACGCCTACAACCGGCTCCGCACCGACCCGGCTATCCGTGAGGTCACCGCCACCACACTATGGCTCCACCCCGCCCTCCTTACAGACGTACAAGCCCTTGCGGAGAAGCGCGGCATCTACCCCAACGCCCTCATCGTCGAGGCCCTCACCTGGGGCGTGTACGCCGGAACCTCCACCAGCAATGAGGAGTTACGCCTCGCCTCCGGTAAGCGGGACGGCGGTGTGGATAGGGGCCTCCGCTGCCCGGTGCCGCTACTCCGGCACCTCAAATGGCTCGCAGCGAGGAAGGGCCAGCCCGTGAGTGAAGTAGCCTCCATCATCCTCGCCAAATACCTCCACAAGGCCGGAGCACTCACCACCACAATCACAGCCTGACCGCCACCCCACAGGCCCTACACTGCCGCACCATGACAGCCAAAAACACAGCCAACATCGGGGAGCATCAAACCGTCCCCCTCCTCCAGCTCAACCACTACGCCAAAAACCCACGCCGAGGCGATGTACAAGCCATCAAAGGCAGCATCGTCGCCAACGGAATCTTCCGCCCCGTAATCGTCAATAAGGGCACCTACACCGATAAGCCAAACGAGATTCTTGCCGGTAACCACACCGTGAAGGCGATCCGTGAGCTCGCGGAAGAAAATCCCGACGATCCTCGTTGGCAGGAGGTTGAGGTATGGATGGTTGATGTGGATGCGGAGCGCGCCGCCCGCATCGTCCTGGCGGATAACCGCACCGCCGACCTTGGCTCATACGATAACGAGGAGTTGCTGGGACTCCTGAACATGGTGGATGGTGACCTTGACGGCACAGGATACGACGAGGAGTATCTGGACGGCCTAGAGGAAATAGTTAAGCTGGAAAACTCCACACAAGACTCCAACGATGAAGACGTCGAACCGGAAGCCCCCCCAGCCAAACCAACCTCAAGAACTGGTGATGTATGGGTTCTTGGGCCTCATAAACTTTTGGTTGGAGATGCTACCGACGTTTATGCAGTAAAAGAGATGATGGGTGACGATCGGGCGGACTGTATTTGGACAGATCCGCCTTATGGAGTGAACTACGTCGGCAAGACCAAAGATGCTCTGACTATCCAGAATGACGAGACTACCGATCTCCCAGATTTGCTCATGAATTCGTTTAAATGTGCAGTAGAGGTGTCGAAACCGGGAGCGCCGGTTTATGTTGCTCACGCGGATACTGAAAGAGTTACTTTTGAGGGGGCGATGATTGAATCAAATATCATCATTCGGCAAAACCTAATCTGGGCAAAAAATACTATCGCCTTGGGACGTAGTGATTATCATTACAAGCACGAACCTATCCTGTATGGATTCACCCCAGGTGGTCAGGGGAGACTGGGAAGAGGTGGCGATAGGTGGTATGGCGACGATAGTCAATCCACCGTGTTTAACTTCGACAAGCCAAGCCGAAATGCAGACCATCCAACCATGAAGCCTCCAGAACTAATTGTGGCGATGCTTAACAATTCGCTCCCTCGCGGAGGGATTGTTCTGGACTTATTTGGAGGTTCTGGTTCCACAATGGTGGCCGCCCACCAGCATGGATCAAAGGCGCGACTTGTGGAACTAGATCCGAAGTACGCTGATGTTATTTGCCGTCGATTCCAGAAACTTACAGGTACGCTCCCTGAGCGAAACGGTAAAGAATACGACTTCTGTGCCGACGAAGAACATTAACCGTTCTAAAAGAGTGACCAACTGACCGCCCGCGCTACAACTGCACACTATACGGCATGAGCACAACCCCCAGTAGCATCCAGGGAGAGCTGCAGCACCTCCCCATCGAGCAACTCCACAACTACAGCCATAATCCCCGCAAGGGTAATATCCCCGCGATTAAAAACAGCCTCACCCACCACGGCCTCTTCAAGCCCCTCCTCGTCAACACCGGCTCCCAAACCGGGGAAGAATGGGCCGTCCTCGCAGGCAACCACACCCTCGCCGCCATGCGAGAACTCAACAAGCAAGCCGCCGATGCAGCCCAAGACCAGCCCTACACGATGGTGCCGTGCTACATCATCGACGTGGACGAAACCCAAGCCGCCGAAATCGTCCTCGTGGACAATAAAACCAGCGACGAAGCAGGCTACAACAACGAGGCCCTGGCAGACCTCCTCGACTGGCTCCCAGACCTAGACGCCACCGGGTATGAGCAAGACGATCTAGACAACCTCCTCGACAGTCTCAACATGGTGGAGGAACTACCCGAGGAAGAAGCGCAGGAGAACCCCTACGCGGACTTCATTACCGTGCGCCTCCAACTCCCGCCCCACCTTGCGCAGCAATGGCTGGCTCACAGTACGGCATTCGACTCCGCCGAGGAAGCTTTAGAGTACCTCCTCGACCATGGAGCGCTTGAAGAGTGATACGCCGCACCAACTGGTGCGTAGCCGACTGCCTACCGGAGCATGACACGCAAATGATCATCCTTTCCGAGCACAGCACCATCAAGCACGCCCGGGGCGCCCTACCAATCCACCGGAAGGGCGGGGCAAGGAACCCGCGCATCGTGAAACGCACAACCACTTGGGAGGTAATACCATGACCACAACCACCCCGAATCACGCCCAGAGCGGCGATATCATCGACCCCATCAACTGGAATCGCATCGGCGACCAGGTAGACAAAGATGTTTGGGATAGGCTCGTCAATAATTTTTGGGTGCCGGAGAAAATCCCCGTCTCAAACGACAGCGGCACATGGAAGCTCATGCCCGATGCGGAAAAGTTGGCCACTATGCAGGTATTCACCGGCCTCACCCTCCTCGACACTATGCAAGGCACCGTCGGTGCCCTAAGCCTCATGCCGGATGCCACCACCCCGCATGAGGAAGCGGTCTACACCAATATCGCCTTCATGGAGTCGGTGCACGCCAAGTCCTATTCCAATATCTTCATGACCCTGGCGGACACCCCAACTATCAACCAGGCGTTTAACTGGGGTCGCCAGAATGAGCACTTACAGTACAAGGCGCATCGCGTACTGGACTTCTACAAGCGCGGTAACGCGAACATGCGCAAGGCCGCATCCACATTGCTGGAATCCTTTTTGTTCTACAGCGGCTTCTACCTCCCACTACGCATGGCGGCGCACTCTAAGCTGACTAACACCGCCGACATCATCCGCCTGATTATCCGTGATGAGGCAGTGCATGGGTACTATATCGGCTACAAATACCAGCAGACCGTAAAGCGCCTACCGGAAGAACAGCAGGCAGAACTACAAGGCGAAGTAGTAGACCTCCTCCTCGACCTCATGGACAACGAGGAACACTACACCCGCGACATCTACGACCCCCTCAGCTGGACAGAAGACGTCCTAGCATTCCTCCGCTACAACGCCAACAAAGCCCTCAACAACCTGGGCTACGAGGCCATCTACCCCGCCGAACTATGCGAATTCAGCACAGCGGTGAAAACCTCCCTCGACCCCAGCGGTAACGAAACGCACGACTTCTTCTCCGGCTCCGGCTCCTCCTACGTCATCGGCAAGGCAGAAGAAACCACTGATGAGGACTGGGAGTTCTAATGACCGACGCCATCAACCCGCAGCACTACAAAGGCTTCACCGGGGGAGCGGAACCCATCGATATCGCCGAGCACGTGGGCTTCAACCTCGGAAACGTCATAAAGTACACCGCCCGCGCCGGTAAGAAAGACGACTGGCTGCAAGACCTCCACAAAGCCCTCTACTACCTCCAACGCGAAATCGCACGGGAAGAGACCAAGAAATGAGCACCTTCAAACAGAACTGGGCCAGGTTCAGCCGAGGTAGCAAAACCAACCTCGCGATAATCGGCCTCATCTTCATTTGGAGTCTCGGCATCACCATAGTCAACCCCAGCGTGACCACCGTCCTGAACCTCCTCCTCTACGGATGTCTCGCCATCCTCATGTACCTCGGGATGGTGCTCGGCCTCCGACTAGACGAATGCCGCACCTACATCCGCGAAACGGGGATAGAACGCAAACTCGGCCACAATATCGCCGAAGCAGTAGAGAAATACGGCAGCGTCACCATAACCGGCCACCCATCCGCGTATTTCATTGAAGCGCCCGCCGATAAGTGCCTAGACGAAGAGGAAGATTTTTACCATGACTAACATCGTCGAACCCCGGGTCACCGTCCTGGCCCACACGAAGCTTAACGAGGAAGCCATCAACGAGTGGATGGACATCCAGGAATCCTCCACCGATGCGGAAACCCTACTCACGATGGCGGGGCGTAACTGCTACCGCAGCTTTCACCGCCCGAATGAAGCAACCCGCGATGATGCGGACTACCTCAATCGCACACTAGGGGAGCAGGCTCATTGGAGCATCAGTGAGCACGCCACCGCAACGTTGTACTTCACCGGCGTTAGCCGCGCATTCCTCACAGAACTAACCCGCCACCGGCACCTAAGTTTCAGCGTGGAATCGCAGCGCTTCATCAACGCCAACGACGCGAACATCGTCCTGCCTCCCGCCGTGCGTGATAGCGACGAGGAAGCCAAAGACCGCTTTCTCTGGAGCGCCAAAGAAAGCATCAAGGGATACGAGGACACGCAGATCGCCTTCCGCAAGCTCCCGAAGAAGCAGCGCAATGAATCAGCACGTGCCCTCCTCCCCAACTGTGTGGAAACCCGCATGGTTGTATCGGGCAATCTCCGCGCCTGGAAAGAAGTCATCGGCCGCCGCACACAACCCGACGCAGACGCAGAAATGCAGGAAGTCATGCGCCTCGCAGCCCAACAACTGCACACCGTATCGCCCGTCATCTTCCCCGACAAGTAAGCAGCATCTGACCGCACCACCCCAACCGGCAGAATCACCACCATGACGCTGCAACAACACAACCCCGAAGAATTAGAGCTAATCCAGGCCCCCTACATGAAAGAAGCCCACATAACCGGGGATTGGGCACATCACGCCGACAAAGCAGTAAAACACCTCGCAGCAACCGGCAAACCATTCACCACCGACACCATCCGACAACACATCCCCGACGGCCTCACACCCAAGCACAACAACGCCTGGGGAGGCCTCCTAATCGCCTGGCGGAAACGAGGAGTGATACAACCCATCGGCTACCACCAATCCCAACACAATCCCCGCCACGGAGGACTACAACGCATCTGGCAAGGAACCAAAACCAGCCAGTAGACAGCTTCTCCCAATACCCCTGCTCAACACACAAAAAGGAGACACCATGCCACAACGTCGAGGAATGACAAAAGAACGCGCCGAACGCGCCGCAAAAGTCGTCACACTCCACGACGGCGGAGCCACATTCGAAGTCATCGGCAAACAGCTCGGAATCAGCAAAACCCAAGCACGCCTCGACTACGACAAAGCAATGGATGAGGCGAAGCCAGACGCGGCCCGAACCGTATTCGCTAAACTCGACCGCCGCTACAACCGCCTCCACGCCGCCTACTGGAAGAAGGCACTCGACGGGGACATTAAGGCCGCCCGCCTCATCATCGACGTGAATACCAAGCTCGCCGCCTTGTGGGGTGTGGAGGGCGCTATCAAGCTAGATGTGGAAGTGACTGGCGGCGAAGAGTTCTCTTCCATGATTACCAACATCCGGCAGACTATTGCAGCTGAGGCTGAGGTTGCAGACAGTGACGACGAAGACCTCGCATAACTTTCACCTCTCCCGAAAGCAGATTGAAGCTATCGGGAAATCCACCCACTCCCTCAACGTGTGGTACGGGAGCGTATCATCTGGCAAAACCCTCGCCTGGCTCATGCTCATGCTGGGGGAGATTAAAGAAGCGGGTACCTCCGGCGCTATCGTTATCGCCGGGAAAACCCTTGACACGGTGTACCAGAATATCTTCCTCCCGCTGATGACGGAGCCGGTGTTCGCTACCGCCGCACCCTACATCCACTACACGCGCCGTAACCCGACGGCGAAGATATTCGGTAGGGAAGTCCTCGTCATCGGCGTGAACGATAAGGGGGCGGAGGGCCGTATCCGTGGTGGCACGTTCCAGCTCCTCTTCTACGATGAGCTCACCCTATGTCCGCAAAATGTGTGGGAAATGATCTGGTCACGTATGCGCGCCACTGGTAATCCGAAACCGCCACGCGTATTCGCCACCACCAACCCGGCAACCCCAGCGCACTACCTCAAACGCGACTTCATTGATAATCCCGGGGAGACGGACACCTACGCGGAATTATTCACGATGGAGGATAACCCGGGCCTGACGAGTGAATACCGGCAGCGTATGCGCGCCTCCTACAGTGGCCTCTTCTACCGCCGGATGATTCAAGGCGAGTGGGTATCCGCTGAGGGTGCCGTATTCGAGGCGTGGAATCCCGACACGATGGTCACCCCACGGCAGGAGGGCACGATCTTGGCTGTGGGGGTGGACTACGGCACAAACCACCCTACTGCGGGTTACGCCCTCACTGTCACCGATGAGGGGCTACAACTCTCGCATGAATGGTCACCTCAAACCAACGGTCTTGGCGGGCGTACGCGCCTCACCGATATGGAACTGGCCGACAGTCTGGAGGAATGGCTGAGCCGCCTGCCGAACCAGCCGAAAGCTATCTACCTCGACCCAGCCGCCGCCTCATTCAAAGAGGAACTCCAACGCCGTCGCTATACGGTAGCCGCAGCAAAAAATAAAGTCGTGGACGGCATCCGCACAATGGACTCACTACTCACCAATGGAGCACTCACAGTCGCGGAGGAATGCCCACGACTCATTGAAGAGATCCCCGCCTACCGGTGGGATCCCCGCGCCACGGAGCGAGGTAAGGACGCCCCGGTTAAAGAAAATGATGACCATTGTGACGCGGCTCGCTACGCCCTATTTTCCTCCCGCCAATTCTGGCTACGTCACGTGGAAAGCATGCGCAGTGACCGCAGCCCCGTGTAGTGCATGATGATTCATGCGGGCCACCAATAGAACCTGCCGTTGGTCTTTTAACGTGGTTGTGTTGTGGCCGCAAGCTGCCTATACCCGCGCCCGGGGTGATTATCCCTGGCTACCAGCCGGAGTAGATGCGGCGTTCACACTATCCCCATAGTGACCCCCGCTAGTGTGGGGTGAGACTTGGGTGAGTAGGGGAGTGGGTTGTCGCCTGATTGAGATGCCCCGAAGAAGCCCACCACCTCTCCCCGCCTTAGGGTCACTATTCAGCGGTGTGAGTGCTGTATGCCCGGGTCGGCTAAGGCCCCGTGGCGCACGAACGGGTATTCCGTCATTTCCTGCACTGGGGCGGAGGACGGCAGCTGCGGTAGGTGATATTGGTTGGCCCGCGCCTAGGGTTATTTCACGCACCCCTCTTGGGCTGTTGAGTATTTTCAGAATCCAACCAACAACGATTATTCGCTCGGTAGGTTCTTTCAAAAGCAGCACAATACTCAACAAGCTTCAAAGGGGGGGTGGTGTGCGCGGCTCACGACCGGAATAATCCACCACAAATCGCTGGTTCCGACCGCGCCCCACCATGCTGGATAATGCCCAAAAGCAACCCCAGAGCACGCCCTGAAATCAACCTATTTTGGGAGACAAAACCCGCATGAGTATGCCCGAACCAAAGAGCCCCTGGCCCCCGAAAGAATACGAACCCGCCCTAGATTCCATCCGCCACGATGACGCGATACTCAACGGACAACTGGAAGTGATTAACCAGCGGCGCTCCCGCCAATACGGGCCGCAGCCATACCAGCACCGTAGCCAATTCAACGGCGGAATCGTCGGTAAAACCTCCCGCGCTTTCCTCGGCCGCCCCACTGGGGATAAAAGCAAATCCCACCTCATCACCCACCACCTACCTATTGCGGAGGAGCTCACCACCGCCCTGGCGGACTACATGGCAGGCAAGCCACCGCAGGCTGAACTCGCGGCGGAGGATGAAGGCAATACGCGGGCTAAGGAAGCGCTCGACCGGCTCGTGACCTCCGATGAGTTCGCTGCCCAATGGTGGAACGCTGTCTACAGTGCAGGCTCCCTCGGGTGGGTATTTGGCCGTGTCGTCTGGAACCAAAACGTGCAGCCGCACCCGTGGATTGAATGGGTAGACGCGGATAACGCCATGGCACAGTTTGAGAACGGCCGCCAATCCTCAATCCTATTCTGGGACACATTTGTGGAGGGTAAGGACGATAAAGTCTTCCGCCTCTTCCAGGAGCACAAACCAGGACAGATTGAGTACCAACTCTTTGAGGGCACGGAGGATAACGTTGGCTACCCCGTAGACTTCGGGTCGCATGAGGCGGCGCATCACCTCATGGAAATCGACGGCCTCATTGATGGGACTGTACTCAAGACGGGGGCGGAGTCACCCACCGCGCATATGCTGGCGAATTATCACCCGCAGCGCCGGTGGCGAAACCATCCGCTGTTGCGGTACTACTCAACATCGGACGTGTCCCGTGGCGCACAAATCTTTGAGGACATTGACCATAATTGGTCGCAACTCCAGCATGAGGTGGAAGCCGCCCGTGGCCGCCTATTCGTAGATGAGAATCTGCTGGATTCGGAGGGGCCGGGCCATGGTGAGTTCTTCGACTTCATGCGGGACGTATTCAAGACGCGCCCGAGTATCACGGCGGAGGATAAGCCCACGTTTGAGCAAGTGCAGTTCGACATGCGGGTGGAGCAGTATCTGACGTTGATTGATTCGGATATCCGCAAAGCCGTATCCGCTCTTGGATTATCCCCGTTTACTGTGGATATGGATCCTCAAGCATCGGGTGATATGACAGCGACGGAGACCCGCGCTCGTACGAAACGCACCCGCGCCACGGCGGCGACTAAGTCCCGCATGGAGCGCGCTCACCTCTCGGCTATCCTCACAGCGTATCTAGAACTGGACGCTGACCTAAACGGCTATGCCCCACCAACGAAGCCGGTGTTGGTGTCGCTACCTGACCAGGTTGAGGTCAATGATAATGAGCTTATTCAGGCGGCGGCCGCATCCTACTCGGCTGGCATCATGTCCCTATCCATGGCGGTGCGGAAGCAACACCCGGAGTGGACTCCCGACCAGGTGGCGGAAGAAGTCGAGGAAATTAAGCGGGATGAGCAGGCCCGGAATGCGTTTGACCCGTTGACGTTGGAGCCGGGCGACGCACCATTTAGCACGGGTGATGCTGGTGACGACGCCTAATGATGGGGATGCTGGGCCACGCCGCCTCGTTGGCATGTACGAGGATGTTGAGCTGGTGCTACTCCTCGCTTTGCGTGATGCGATTAGTAAAGCGCTGGAGGCGGATACCCCGCAGGCGCGGCAACGCCAGCTGAATATCCTTTTGGATACGGTCGCGAAGCAGCTAAACCGTGTCGGCGGTTTGGTGGAATCACAGGCCGGTCGGGTTGCCGCCGATGAGTATGATGCGGCGATACGTGCCGTGTATGAGGAAGTCGGGGCGGAGCTACAGGCGGGGGGCGTTCGGCCTGATGCGTGGCGCGGCATCTCGTCGGAGACGGCGGCGGCGCTCCGCTCACAGCACGTGATGGTGGCGAGGGAGATTCGGGACGTGTACCAACAAGTCACGATGACCACCGTCAGGACCGCCACTGTGGAGGGCATGGATCATCCCCGCGCCCTACAGGTAGCACTCAACCGGTTTGCCGATAAAGGCATAACCGGGTTTGTGGATAAGGGAGGCCGCCGGTGGAGTATCGACGTGTATGCCGATATGGCGGTACGCACGATGCGGAACAATGCCCGGCAGGAGGGGCACTTGCGGGGCTATGAGGAGACGGGGGTGGAGTTGGTGCGCGCTTCGTGGCACCCGGCGTCGGCTCCGCAGTGTTTTCCGTTTCAGAATGAGCTATTGGCGATTACTGGCCCGGCGGGGCCTCGTGTGATGGTAGACCCAGCTACGGGCCGTAATGTCACTGTGACGGTTAAAGCAACCCTCCGTGACGCTATCGCCGCCGGATACCATCACGTTAACTGTAAGCATCGTGATGTGGCGTACACCCCGGGTGATAAAACCCCCGAAGCTCCAGAGGTCACACCGGAGGAGAATAAACGCCAGTACGAGGCTACGCAACGCCAAAGGCAGATAGAGCGCACCATCCGCCGGTGGCGGAAGCGTGAAGCCGTCGCTCTTACCTCCGATGAAGCGGCCCTCGCGAAGGGGAAGATCAAAGACTGGCAGGCCGCACAGCGTGAGCACGTCGGCTCGCACTCGTTCCTCTCCCGCTTCTACCACCGAGAGCAACTCCGCACGAACTGACCGCACACACACCTGGGACATACTCCTACTTGTGGAGCGGACAGGAGCCGTCCACGACGAACTCACAAGCACAGTTACGGGAGGACTCATCACAATGGCCGATGAACAGGCAACCAACACGACCTCAGACCAGCAGGCGGACACCACGGGGGAGGACACGACCCACACCCAGGAGGTGCAGGCCGAGGACATCACCCCACACACCGAAGAAAACGACACCCAGGGCAGTGAGTCTGACCAGGGTGACTTCGATGTGGAAAAGGAACTCCGCAAGCTGCGTAATGAGGCCGCTGCACGCCGCACTAGCCTCCGTGATGAGGAGAAGAAGAACGCGGAACTATCCAGCAAGTACTCTGAACTCAACTCCAAGTTTGAGGAAATGCGCGGCTTCCTGGCAAAACTCTCCGGCGTTGAGGAGGAAGCAACGCCGGAGGAAGTCATCAACTCCTACAAGGAGAAGCTGGAAGCTCAAGAGCAGGAGAACCGGCAGCTTCGTGAGACCACCGCGCTGAATGCGGCGGTCTCCAAGGCTAAGGGTGACCCTGCCCTCATCGTCCCGTACCTGCGAGGTTCCAACGCGCTTGCGAACCTCGACCCGTCCGCCGAAAACTACACCTCCCAGGTGGAGGAACTCGTTCAGGAGACGGTAGACGCTAACCCGAAGCTACGCGCCCAGGCGGCACCCGTATCCTCCGGTAACACGTCTAATCCGACCGATAACAGCGGCCCTAAAAAGTACACCGTTGACGACCTCGACGATATGAGCGCCGAGGAAATCTTCGAGTTGACTAAGCAGGGCAAGCTGGAACACCTCTACAAGAACTAGGAGAACCGCAGAAAAATGTCTGTCGAGAACTTTATCCCCAAGCTCTGGGCACCAAGCCTGGAAGTCCCCTACCAGAAGTCCCTCATCTACGCGCAGCCGGAGATCGCCGACACTCGCTTCCAGGCGATGCTGCAAAACTCCGGCGATACCGTCCACATCAACACCATCGGCGCCGCCAACATCAAGACGCACGACCGTACCCAAGACCTGGAGTACGACGACGTTGAAACCACCGACGTGAAGCTCGTGATGGATACGGAGCGCTACTACGGTTTCCGTGTCAACGATGTTGATGCCATCCAGGCCGCCGGTGACTTCCGTAACGCCGCCACTAGTGAGCATGGCTCCGCGATGGCTAATGAGGTGGACACCGATATTGCGAAGAAGCTGAAAGAGGGTGCGGGCAAGAAGCTGAACACCGTCCCCATCTTCGATGGTGCCGACTTCTACCGCCCGAACGATAATCAGATCACCGCGTGGGATGCGCTCCGCCGCATGGCGCTGGAGCTGAATAAGGTGTCCGCACCGACCTCCCCACGCTGGGTTGTTGTCGGCCCGAACTTTGGCTCCGCGCTTCTGGCTGACCGTCGTGTAACCCAGGCTCACGCCGCCGGTACCGACATCGTGGCCCGCAACGGCCTCATCTCCACCCTGCCGCAGCTCGGCCTGAACATTTACCAGTCCGTCAACGCGCCAACCACCGGCGGTAAGGAAACCATTATTGCTGGTGTGCAGGGTGCCTTGGCGTACGCTTCCCAGCTCCGCACGCTGGAGGCGTTCCGCGATCCGGATCGCTTCGGCGATATCGTCCGTGGCCTCATGGTCTCCGGCGCTGCCGTGGTTCGCCCGAAGGGTGTTGTCACCCTCGATGCGGACGTGAAGGAAGGCACCCTTGGTGGTGGCGGTGGCGCTACCGTCAACGCTGAGATGTAAGGCTGTTTGAGCCTGCTATCGCCGCAGGGGTGAGGGGTGTGCTGGCTGGAGTCCAGTAGGGCCGGTGCACTGTCTTTCCTCTGTGAGCTTGGCGGGGAGGGCGAAGATAATTATTCGCGTGCTGTTAGGTGACGTCGCTGTTTGGTGGCGTGGTACGCAGGGTGGTTATTTTTCCCCTCCCCGCTTTCTTGTATCTATACCCATAATCATTCTTTTTTAGGGAGGCCCGCTTATGCGGCTACAGATGAATTACATTGACCGAACTGAACTCCTCAATGATGCCGACACTGACCTTTATGAGGAGTTGGAGGATGCCCGCCTTGACCGGCTCATTAACTACGCCTCCATCCTCATGCGTCGGGCAACACGCGGTGCCATCTACGAGGTAGATGAGGCCGGGATGCCTATTAACCAGTTCGTGGTGGATGCGTTTAAATACGCGACGAGTGCGCAGATTCAAGCGTGGGTGGATGCTGGCATCCTCGACGAGTTAGAGACCGGGGGCGCTACGGCGGAGGCTATCGTATCCTCCTCGACTAATAACGGCTCGTCCGTCACGCTGGACTATTCGGAGTCCACCAAGGCTCGGTCGCTGCTCCTCAATGGTGGTCTGGCGTTGGGGGCGCAGTTGATTCTGGATGATGCGGGCCTCCTCTCCGGCAAACCATGGTTGGCGGTGTAAGGCATGAGCAGGCGCAGCAAAACCAGTGACACGCTCCGTGACCTCTGGTTCCGGAATGAGGTGCAACTCCAAGGCGAAGAAATCCGCACCATGCGCGGCACTACATTCAAGCCGGGGGAGACTGTGAAAGCATCCATCAACATGGAATCGCACCGCGCACTTAATCAGCATGGGGAAGAGGTATTAGCCGCCGGTACCATCAACTGGGATGTGGATGGGCCGCTACCCGAGCCGGGTGATGTGCTCACCCTGCCGGATGATTTCGGGGCGAAACCCCAACGCAAAGTGGTGAGCGCACGCCGCGCTTACTCCGGCACGGGCCTGACCCCCGACCATGTGGAGGTGACGATCGTATGACCCTCCGTTGGAAAGGCGATGCGGTGAAGAAACAGATCCAGGCCGGGGCGCAGCGTGGCGTCACTTCGGCGGCTCAGGTAGTGGAGGCAGCAGCCGTACCACTCACCCCGCTGGGCGAGACGGGGAACCTCCGCCAGTCCGCTAGTACGATACCCGCACAAGCATCGGGTAGTGAGGTGGCCGGGGGAGTCCGGTATGGGGGATTACCGTACATCCGCCGCCAGCATGAGGAGACCGGTTGGAATCACCCGAGGGCCGGGCAAGCCAAGTATCTGGAGACAGCTAAGAATGAGAATGCGGACAGGGTTGCGCAGGTAATCCGGAACCACATCAAGGGAGGTATCTAGACCTAATGGCCGAGTTTCATCAAGATAATACGCGGCGGGCCTCGTACCGGCAGACCGTGGTCTACGACATAGCCGAATACCTCGCCGACTGTGGGGTATGCGCCCGACCCGGCGTAAACCAGCGTGAGGTGAATAGCACCCCGGCGGTGTTTGCGTACCGGCTGGAAGATAACCCAGACCGCGCCCTCACCATTTTCAACATCATCATTGATGAGAGCGTGTCCGACTCCAACCCAAACCTCCGCTTCAGTCTCGCGTTCCGTGGCACGCCCCGCGACCACAACACTCCACTCGATGATGCCGCCGAGGCATACAAGCACCTCCACGACCTCACAGACATTGAGCTGACCGCACACACGCGGCTCCTATCCTGCAGGAGGATCATCAATGATCCACCACTACTGGACAGCAACGACCGCTGGCACGCCGTAGACACCTACTCGGCCACGCTGGCAGCACCCAATCCATCCGACTCTTAGGAGCGCACAGCAATGGCTAACACCAAGTTCGCGACTGCTCCCAACTCGTGCGAGCTGAACAAGCAGCTCAACCGAGGCTGGGCACTACAAGTCAAGCCCGTAGGTGCCGACTCGGCAGAATACAAGTTTGTTCGCGGCGTCACCTCCCTCTCTCCAAACATCGAAACCCAGACCGTCGATGCATCCGATATTGACTCCAACGGTTGGACGTCCGAGGAAAAGACCTCCCGCTCCCTGACCGTCTCGGTTGAAGGCCAGTTCGCCCGCAAGGGTGACCTTGACCTCCTCACCGAGGATCAGCAGCTTCTCAAGGCTACTGGTGAGGAACTCGGCGCGGACGGCAAGGTTGATTTCCGCGTATGGCGCACCGACATTGATGAGGGCTGGGAGGGCACCGCTACTAACAGCTTCACCTCCGGCTCCGGTGGTGCGAACGACCTCCGTACGTTCACCTCCGATTTGAAGTCCTCGTGCGAGCCGACTCGTATTCACTCCGTGAAGAAGGGTTCGGAGCGTAAGGCGTCCGAGCCTGTGGATGTGGAGGAACTCCTGAAGATTATTCACCCGCAGGGCGTGCCGAACGTTTCCACCGGTGATGAGGAAGAGGAGTCCGCGGGTTCCGTTGAGGGTTCTCGTGGTGAGGAAGAGGGCGGTTCCGAGGGGGATACCGACTCCGAGGTGGCCGCCTAGTCACGTAATACGCCCCATTGGGGGTCCGTAGGTCACAGGGGCAAAGGCCCGCACGAGGAATACCACCTCATGCGGGCCTTTACTCATGCCCCTGACCGCAGCCCACCAGGCGGCAGACTTAATCCCCGTACACGACAACCAACCAACTGGGAGGCAACCCGCATGACCGACTTCGGACAACTCGACGAGCAGCTCGACGAGTACGACATCTCATTCACCTTCAAGGGAGAGGACTACAAGGTCACTCCCTCCGCAGAACAAGTCTTAGAGTTCCACCGTGACTACTACAACGCCCGCAAGTCCGATGAGGACTCTGGTATGGGTGTGTGGAAGCGTGTTGCGCCGCTCCTCGGCTCCAAGTTCAACCCCAAGACCGCGAAGATTAGCGGCGGCATCCTCGAACAAATCATGGAGGCTGGGGCCACCTATAGCCAATTGGAGCGCCTCGTATCCGCCGTGCACTTCAAGTACGTACAGGGCGATGACCTAGCCAAGGCCTATTTTGAGACTGGCGAGCTGGGAAAAGCAGTGGATATTCTCAAGCAGAAGAGGAACGACTCCCGGCAAGACTAGATGATCCCGAGGGGTGCTGGCGTGACCAGTGGGATAGGCTCCGCCGCGACCCCGACGGGTGGGCATACGCCGAAGATAGCGACCTCTGGTACAACCCCTACGCGGGGGCCTACTCAGAGAACGATCCCGGCGGCGGCCCGCCAGACCTCTACATCCTAGAAACATTTGGGGAGTATGTTCGCGAGTGGTGGGCGGAGCAAATCCAGCCTAAACCCGATGTGGACGAATCCCTACTCACATGGCCGTCTTTACTCTCCAGGTGGGATGATATAGAGACGGACTTCCAGCACTTTTTTAGCATCGATTTTGGATCAGGCGTTCTATCCGACCGCAGATGGCGCTGGTTCAGAATACGGTTAGTACGCCTCCTAAGCGAAGACACCGCGCTTGCTCGCGGGTTGGGGCTGCGGAAAACACCAACGCTAAAAAAGGAGCATTAGCATGGCTGCGCTTGACCTCGGCGACCTCGGGTTCACAATCACCGTAGACACTGGCGACTTCGACCGCCAGATTAGTCAGGTCGAGCAGAAAGCCCGGCAGGCTGACAAATCATTCGAACGCCTATCCCGAAAGGCCATTGCCCCGAAGTCTGATACGGGCGGGGTGGAGAAACTGGAGCGCTCCACCCGCAAGGCAGATAGCGCGCTGGATAAGACCTCGAAGAAGAAAGTCGCCCCACAGGCGGATACGTCGGGCGTGGATAAGATTCAATCCTCCACCGCCGCCGCTTCCTCCGAGCTGGATAAGGTAGCAAATAAGCGCGTGTCGCCTCGTGCGGACTCGGCACCGCTGGAGCGGGCCGCCGGGGCGGCTAAGGAGGCCTCCTCCAGCCTCGACCAGACTGCCGCCTCCGTGTCCCGCGTGGGCGGTGAGTTTGATTCCGCCGGGGCATCCACGGATACGTTCTCCTCCAAGCTGCGGAATAATGTCGGCAAGCTTGGTGGTTTCGCTGCGGGTATTGCTGGTGTGGCGGGTGCCGCACAGGTCATGCAGAACGGCTTCTCTAAGGTCACTTCCATTGAGGACACGACTAAGGCCCTTGGTGTGATGATGGGGTCGGCGGATGAGGCCTCCGTCTACATGGATAAGCTCGTCGAGTCGAACATGCGCTCCACCTACTCGTTCGACGCGTGGGCTAACGCAGGTAAGACCCTCGTCGCGTTTGGTATTGAAGCGGAGCAGGCCAATCAGACCGTCACCGCCTTGGGTGAGGCCGCAGCCGCCACCGGTAAGGGCGAGGAAGCCCTCCTCAACATGTCGGATGCGTTCGGTCAGGCCGCCGCCTCCGGTAAAATCTCGATGGAGACCCTGAACCGCCTCGCCGATGGTGGTGTGCAGGGCCTCGCTATCCTCGCAAACCACTTCGGGGTGACCACCGAGGAGATGCAGAAGATGGTCTCCTCCGGCGCGGTGCCAGCCGAGGAGGGTATTAAGGCCCTAACCGACGGCATCATTAACGGATCGGAGGGCGCGGCGGGTTCCGTGCAGTCCCTATCCGGTGTTATGGGTGAGATGGCGGAGACCACCTCAGGCACCCTGAAAAATATGGGTGCGGAGCTGAATAACACAGCCGCCGCCGTGTTCGAAAAGCTATCCCCAGCGATTAAGGCCGGTGCAGAGAAAGTCCGCGTGTCCGCCCAGGGCATGACCCGGTGGATTAAGGATATTGACGTGTCGCCCATCGTATCGATGGGCGAAGCTGTGATGAACCTGCCGGATCCGATTAAGGATGCAACTAAGGCCATCGTGGCGCTCAAGGTGGCGCAGGCCGCGCTTAACACCACGATGGGGCAGAATGCCGCCGGGAAGATGACGGCGTTCAAAACCGCCGTTGTGGACACTGGCAAGGGCGTTCGAGACCTCAAGACCTACTACCGCTCCACGGGCCGGGAAATCTCCACGTTCACTGCCGCTACTCAGCTCGCGGCGACTAGCCAGAACTCCGCCTTGGCGGGCATGGGTGTCGCCTATAATAATGCGGCTAATAGTGGTAAGAAATTTGCCCGGTCTACTGGCGTGGTTAAGGCCGGTATGTCCGGAATGAAGAGCGCCGCCGGTGGTGTGGTAGACGCTTTAGGCGGCCCGTGGATGATTGCTATGGGCGCGGCCGCATTTGCCGTCACTGAAATTGTTGGCGCGTCGAAACGCGCTAGTGATGCGCAGGCGAAGTTCACTGAGACTACCGGCGAAGCTGATTCGGCGCTCCTACGTCTCAACGCTAGTTTGGCTGGCACTAAGGGCGCTTTGAATGACCTACAGATGGAGGATCTGGGGAAGGTCGCCCAAGGCGCGGTGGCTGATATTGAACGCGTCGGGCAATCCCTAGATGGGTTCTTCGCCAAGCTGGATAAAAACCAGTTAGGCCTTTCCTCTGACGAATTAGATGGCATGAATACCATGCAGATCAATCACGAACTGCAGGTGATGGGCGACTCCTTCGATATGATCAAGGGGAAGCTGGAGGATAATGGCCATGCGTGGGATGATTTGGGCCGTATCGTCGCTGAGGGTGGCAGCGAATACCAGCAGATGCTTAATGAGCTGGAGAATACCGGCGGGAGTTTCTGGAATAACAACGAAGAAGCAGGCCGGGTCGCTGCGGAACGACTACGGGAGGCCCGCGAAAAGGCACTAGAGGCGGCGGAGGCCGCCCGTGACCTTGACCCGGCTGCCGCGCAAGCCGCTGCTGGTATCAGCACTCTAGCAGACTCATCCGCCTCCGCTGAGGATAAACTCTCCGCCCTGAAATCGACCATGCAGGCTATGGGCCTCATGGCGCAGACCGCCGACCAAGCCAACATGGAGGCAGCCCAGCACATTGAGGAGCTGGGGCAGAAGATGGAGGGCATCGCCAAGGCCGAATATGGCCTGGGTGAATCCCTATTCAATGGGGAGAAGCTGGACTACACGAACCAGAATGCTCGTGCTCTCTCCGACACGCTGGGCGATATGTCGAGCCAGCTGATGAATGTGGCCACCAGCGGCGGTGATATTAGCGGCATTTGGGAGCAGATGTCACCCCAGCTGGATAATCTGCGTGAGCAGATGGGGCTGACTGGTGCCGAGTTCGATGAGCAGTGGAGCCACATCCTTGAATCTTATGGCCTGGCACCGGACGTTATCCGCACGCTAGTGGAGCTGGATGGTGCTAGTGAGGCGGTGCAGTCGCTGGGGAATATTTGGACGGCGCTGTACCCGCTGGAGGAGGGCACTAAGGTTCGGGTTGACCCGCCGGACGGTGATGTTCTCAAGGCGATGGACGAACTCGGCATTAAATACGAAGAGATTAAGAACGATGCCGGTGAAGTAATCCAGTACGATATCACCGCCCCTAATGACAAGGTTATGGGCGATTTGGAGTCCATCACCGCGAAGATGGCCGAGATTGATGATGAATCCATCAAGATTGAGACCATCATGGACACCACCCCGCTGGAGTTCGGGGCGGATGAAGCACGGGCGATTGTTGACCAGCTGGATATTCAAGAGGCGTCGCCGACGGCGCAGCTCCTCATTGACCAGCTCCTCGCTAATGGTGAGATTGCCCGGGGAGATCTGGAGTACCTGAACCAGCAGTCCCCGACGCCGGTTGCAGGTTTGGATAAGCTCCTCCTCGATGCGGGCGTGACTGAGGCCCACGGGCAGCTGGATGGTGTGGATAGTCACAGCACCAACTCGAAGATGAAGGGAGATAACTCCGACGTCATCAGCAAGGGCAATGCTGTAATTAACCTCCTGAATAGCATTAATCCCGTAAAGCAGATTACCTTCATCGGTAAAAAGGTTGGCGAGTGGTTCGGCCATGAGCATGGTGGCCGTATCGGCGTGCCCACCTTTGCGGAGGGTGGGGAGATTCCCGCGCTTGCCGCCGGTGGATACCCCGGGGTGCGGAGCGTTGGCCGGGATTCCGGCTACAAGCTCCCAACGAGCGGGCCGGGCACGGAGCAGGTAGACGGATTCCTCGGCGTGGACAATATGGGCCGGGCCGTGGCTCGTGTCAATGCTGGCGAATGGGTCATCAATAATAATTCCTCGACGCGGTACGACCGGACTCTGATGGGGATTAATGCGGGTAACCCTCGCATGATTCTTGCCGGGTTGGCTACGGAGCTTCCGGCGCTCGCTGATGGTGGTAAAACCAAGTCTGCTGACGTCATTGACCAACTCCAACCCTACAATAACGGCCCGTATGTGATGGGCGGGTTCTCCCCATCGTCTATGGATTGCTCCGGCGCTGTATCTGCCGTTGTGAACACGTGGCTTGGGCTGAACCCGTTTGACTCCCGTATGTCCACCGTCACCGAGGGGTCGTGGCTCGCTGCCAAGGGCTTCGAGAATGGCCGGGGTAATGGTAATGAGCTGGTTGTTGGTTGGTATGACTACGGCGGAGGCGCGAACGGCCACACGGCTCTGATGTTGCCTGACGGCACCTACATTGAATCCGGAGGTAACACGGGCCAAGGATTCACGATTGGTGGGGCCGCAGGCCCACTCGACGGGCGCGGCTTCACGAACTTCATGTACCTGCCTAACTCTGGCGATGAGGAAGCAGGCCCCACGGGTGATGGTGGTGTCACCATCAATGGCAATGGCACCGATTTGGATATTGGCGACTTCGGTGGCGGGGCCTCCGGCGGTGGTGGTGGGGCTAAGCGCGCCTCCCACGCCAGCATCTCCGCCCCAACGGCGGGGAGTATGTTTGATGCGCCCGGCTTGGCCTCGAACCGGCCTGGCGCAACCATCGGGGGCGGTGTACCGGCGGCGCAGAAGAACCAGGCGTATGCCCTCGCGGAGCAGGCAGGCATACCTAAGTGGCAGGTGGATAATGTCCTCAACTTCGCCAACCCATTCGTGGGGCAGAACTCCTACCGTGACACGATGGGGGAGCCAGCGGCACAGCAGATCCTCTCCGTCGCGAAGCAGCTAGAGGATGCCATTGGGCAGGGTGGTATTGAAGCCCAGGTGGCCGCCGCGCTGGATATGAAAACCCCGAATTGGGATGTGTGGTTGCGCGTCAATGATGAAACCATTGATGCTTTCAACCAGCTGGGTGAGGCGCAGGCCGACCGTAAGAACGCCTCGATGGACATTACGGAGGCGGAGGAGAAACTCGCCGACCTCCGTAAGCGCTCCGTAGAGTCCGATGAGGAAGCGACGGATAAGCTCGCCGAGGCCTACAAGAACCTCGATAAGGCCAAGGAGAAGGACATCTCCCGCTCCTACACGCAGGAGCGGAAGAATGAAGATATTGAGAAGGCGGAGAAGAAGATCCGCGAACTCAAGGAGAAAAGTTCCGACAATGAGGTCAAGGCGGCGCAGCAGATTGCGGAAGCCGAGCAGGAGCTAACCGAAGCCCGCGAGGCGGAGGAGAAGGCCATCCGTGAGCTGGAACAAGCGCAGATTAAATACAATACTGCGCTGGTGATGGCACCGATTAAGGCCGTCGCCTCCCTCACCGACCACATCGCCGACGGTTTGGGCACCGTCGCGGACACCCTCGGTCTCATGGCCGAGAATATGGATCGGGCGAATGCGGTTGCGGATGCGCGGCAGCAGTCCGAGCTGGATAATATCAACGCGCAGAAGACCGCAATGGATGCGGCCCAAGCATTACGTGAGCTGGAGCGTGAAGGCGCTAATGCTCGCCATGCGGAGGTGCTGGCGCAGCAGCAGGCCGAGTTTGACCTTGCCATGGCCCGGCATGATCATAATGCGGAGTATGCCGACCTTGAGGTCAATCTTGCCGATATCCGCACTAAGGGGATCCTCGACGTATCCCAGCGGGCGCTGGATACTGACCGGCTGGCGATGCTATCCGCCTCGTCCGTAGCTGTGGCGGAGAAGCAGCTGGAGCTGACGCGTGCGGAGGCGGCGCAGAATGAGTTCAATCGCCGCATCCGTATGGAGGAGGCCACCTATGAGCTGAATTATCAGCAGGAGATGGCCCGTATCCAGAATGAGCGCCTGAAGGTGGCGACGCAGGAGATGGCGAACGCCGCCGCAGAAGCCGCGAATATGCTGGGCGTATCCGCCTCCGCCTTGGCTCGTGAGCAGCAGGGTAAGCAGAAGCAGGCTAAAGGTGCGGCTGGAATTATTGGTGGTTTGGCGCAGCTTGCTGGTGCTGGCGCTATGGCCGCCGCCACGGGCGGAGCTGCACTCCCTGCCGCCATGGGGTTGGGTATCGCTGGCTTCAAGGCGCTGGTTGAGGGTAGTACCAGTGTGGCCGAGGGCCGTGCGCAGGAAAAGGCCTACAAGGAACAGGCCCGTGAGGAGTACAACAAGCTCTCCCCGGATGATAAGCGTCGCGTGGATGCCGCCCGCGGTGGTCTCGTGGCTGGCGCTTTGGCTGGCGGTGCCGTTGGCATGGCTGGTGGCACGATGGAGGATGTCAGCAACATGTTCGATGCCACCTCCGGCGCGTTCAATCTTCCGCTGTACAAGAAGCAGATGGAGAATAAGTATGGTGCCGAGGCGGCGGAGCTGTTGACGGCTAAGGCCAAGGCGGAGCTTGACCGGCAGCAGCGGAAGGCTGAGATTGAGCGGGCGCGGAAGCAGTTCGACCTCAAGCAGGAAACCAACCCGCAGACCGATATGCTCGCGGAGATGCGCGATACCCTGCAGCGCCAGTTGGATGAGTTACAGCAGGAGAATAAGCAGCTTGCCGGGGTGAATGACAAACTCGACCGTGGTAACAAGTCGGTGCTCATGTCCATTGGTGGTTCCGGTTGGGGTGCGGATTCCTCGGAGGGGATGATGCTTTCGCAGCGTGAGCGTGGCTTCGGTGAGATTAGCCGCGAGGATGTTGGGGCATGGTCGTCACTCAATGTTGAGAACGGGTGGAATGCTAATGCGCTCATGCGTCCAATTGTGGATAGCGTCGCGGATACGGCGGCGGATGCAGCAGCAGCTGGCCGTGACCTGATTGAGGGCCTGCCGGAGACGGTCGTGGATGGTCTGTACGCTAAGCAGCTTGGTGGCTCGGATGTGGTGCCGGGTGCGTTGAATGCGGCGCAGCGTTCCAGCATGGCAAGCGAGGAAGCCCGCCGCCAGGCCGCCTATCGTGATGCGGCCAACCGCGTGTTCGAAAGCATAGGCGGTGGTGGCACCACCAATATCGACACGCAGTTCACGGGTGCGGTGACGGTAAACGCACAGCTGGAGGACAAAGTTATGGCCGGACTGTCGAGCATGGTTAAACAACGGTAAATAAGGAGCTTGTTTATGAGTCGCGTATGGGATAAAAAGTTTCGCCTCACACTGTGGGGTGTGGATGGTGCGCCGGTGGCGCTATCCCGCCCGGGGCGGAAGCGTGAGGGCATCTCCCTAGAAGATGTACCGGATGGCCTATCCGGGTTCGGGAAGAACCATATTTGGGATGATGCCGCTGGTGTGTGGCGTGGTATGCGGACGGATACGAACAGCCTTAAGCTGGATGTGTTGGTTAAGTCCCGTGATGTACGGGGTGAGCTTGACCGGTTCCTCACAAGCTTGGGTGACGGGTCGAAGCCCCTCGGCCTCTCGGTCACCTCGGCGGAGCATGGCTACCGGTGGCTGCGGGTGCGCCCGGCGGATGTATCGAAGGTGAAGTGGTTTCAGTCCCCAGGCGGGGCGCGGTTCGCTAAGGTCGCGGTGCAGCTGGAGCTAGTAGGGAATACCAGCCGCCGGTTCACCGACCGGATAGAACTCGACTCCAATAGCGAGTTCGGCAAGGTCTCATTCCGCATCGACGGCGATCAGGACGTGTGGCCGAAATTCACCATCACCGGCCAGCATGAGGGCGTGAAGCTCCGCCTGACCGCTGCCGATGAATGGCAAGAATTACCTCATACCGCCGAGGGCTGGGCCATTGACTCGCACCCCCAACGCCGTCACGTCACCGACCGATCTGGCAAACCAGACTTTAGTATGGTCGTGCCATTCTGGCCGATGCCGGTAGAGAACCGGAACCACGTGGGGGAGGTGGAGGTGCAGGCGACCCGCCCCGGTGATGATTTTAAGCTGACCATCGAGTGGATACCGGAGTTTAGTCGAGCATGGTAGTGAAGCACACCCCTCGTCATGAGCAGATTGATGCCCGCGTGTGGGATCCGTTTATGTCGAGGTGGTGGCCGCTCGCCCCGTGGCGGGAGGTGAGCCTGCAGGCGCGGGCGGACTGGACCGTGGATACGGGGAGGGTGACGCTCGGGGCAGATCACCCGCAGCTTGGTTTGCTCCGCCGCTGTCGGCACATTCCCGTCCCAATCACATTCACCATCAACGGCGTGCACTGGGATGGGTATGTGGAATCGGTAGAGACTGGGCAGAATGAGGATGGCACGCAGTACGCGCAGGTGAACCTCTGGTCGGAGCACAAGCACTTCCACCGGATGTTGGCGCGATCGACGGTGACGTCGGCGGCAGACTCCTCGGCAGATACGGTGAGCACGCACATTGGCGAGCTCACGCATCGGCTGGTATCGAGCGGGGCGGTGCGTACCGGCCTCCCAACCTACGTGCTGGTGGAGTCGGAGGGTGACCCGGTTGAGGTGGAGGTGCGCACCGAGGATTACGTAGCCGACGTGCTGGACAACCCACTATCAGGATCGGACTCGTTTGTGGAGGTGCGGAAGCTCCTACCAGGGCAGGAAGTCCCAGGCCGTGGGGTGGCGAAATTCTACACGGGTGTGATGGAACGCCGGTGGGCGCAGCAGCAATTGACGCGGGGGATGTGGCCTAACGCTACGGCGGGGCCGCGTATCGTCGGCGCGGAGCTAGAGATGGAATCCCCATCGATGCCGGATAATTCCTGGCATGGTGAGGGGCAGCTACAGGATGGCGCCGTATTGGGGGAGCCGAAGTCTGGTATTTGCTGGCTCCCGTTTGAAACGCTGGTGGAGCGCCCTATCGGGTATTACGACAAGCTCGACCCCGCAGAGGTGTTTGTCACCAGCCGTGAGGAGGTGCGCGGCGGGCCGGGTGCTCGTGCACACCGCCCGCACTTCGTAACCCACTGGGGGAGGAGCACATTTGAGGATGGCCGTGTAGGCAAGCTGGAGGCGTGCGCCGAGGCAGGATTGCTACGCACCCCGGAGGGGGAGAAGCTCCAATCCGCCGCAGCCGCATACGCCTACATCAACGGAGATGAGGCCTACGCATGGAAAGAGGGTGTGGAGTGGGTACTAGCCACCCCAACGGCTTTCGAGGCCGATAATGCCCACTACCGAGCCGAGGGGGATGCACAGCGGCAGGTGCCTGGCACACTCGTATGGCAGCACCAAGGCCGCGACCGGCGGGGTGTCGTATTCTCCTCCGCCCCCGGCGGCGGCCTAAGGAAGTGGTCGACGACGGAGACGGGGCCGGATGGGGCCATGCTCATCGGTGGTGGGCAGCTGGATGCGCAGACTATCGCCGCCCTAGAGTCCGGCGTGCTGCAGCCTAAGGGCACCGTGGGGAGGATGGATGCGGAATCCGCCTCCGCCTACCTGCCTACCTCCTCCGGTTTCCCTAATGAGGTGGAAAAATTGGATATTGATGTGCAGCCTCACGCCACGATTGATGGCACTGAAGTGTCATTCAGCAAGGCGGGCGGCAGGGTAAATATCGCCCAGGCTGGCCCATTCTTCCTCCGTGAAAAGTACATGAATCTTTCCTCGACCGGCGGTACGAATCCGACGGCGGAGATAGCGCGTGAGTGGGCGCGCTCCCAAGGAACCACCGCAATGAGTCTCGCCCCCGGCCACCACCAAACGGTCGTATTTGGTGATGATGTGACCCTGCCGGATGGGCGTGTAGTGCCGGGCTGGAAGCCGGGCGACCGGGTGAGCTTCGTGGATAAAGACACTCGCGTATCGGAGGTGATTATGGGCTACACGCTTAAGTCTTCCTCCACATCGGTGCTTGAGGTGGAACCCATTCTCGGCCGTGAAGAGAACGGCGTCATGGCCTCGTTGGAGCGGAAGATGCAGGCGCAGGAGAAAGCGGGTCGTAAGGCACTCCTCGCCCCCTCCCGCAAGGTGCCTAAGGGTGCGGTAAAAGCGATCGTGGATGATTCCGCTAAGCCCCTACAGGAATCGATGGGTGACCTATCGGCGGAGATTGCTAAGACCGTAAAGCAGGCGGATTTCTCGGAGTATGATGCGCAGCTCCAAGCCCGCCTATGGGGGCGGCAGGGAGAGTTCAACTCCATCACGAACGAGTTCCGTAAAAAGCAGGAGCAGATTAATGAGGCGAACGTCAAGATTCAAGAAGTCTTGTCGGAGAATGTCGCCTTGAACCGGAAGCTTGCGGAGGCGAACCAGCGCACCTCGCAGGCCAATAGGCGGGCCGATGAGGCCCTGCAGTATGCGCAGGAGTCCATGTCTCGGGATATGACTCGTATGCTGTATGCGGCGAAAGAGCAGGCGGTGTGGGATTCTCATATCCGTATCGATATGCCCCGGTTCAGTCGCACCCTCAAGATTGAGGGTAAGGGAACTTGGTCTGGATCGGTTATCGCGTCCGTGCAATACGATAATGGCGCGCTCTACCGTGAGGAGCTGACGATGCTTAACGGCCGAGTTCTGGAGGTCAAATTGCCGCTAGGCTCGGTAAATAACGCGATGGTGATGTACCAGATTCACACCGGCGGAGGATACGGCGGCGGCTCCTCCAATAACTAACCGCAAGCACACTTGGCTCATAATTTCTTCCATATCGCAGCGTCTATAAGGGAGGCGATGATGGAGGAAATTAGCGGCAGCCTTAAAGGCCGATTCGTTGATGATGACGATATTGTCCGCACTGGTCGGGCGATGATTGAGATTAATGGGTGGGACTTTTTGCATGTCCCTATCCCGGTTGGCTTATCGGGGAAGTTGAAGTCGTTTGAGTCGGCGATGGATTCGCGGTTGGTGAAGTCGCGTAAGGATGCGGAGGCGGCGGCTTCGTCGGCAGGTGAGGCTGCTGATTCTGCCGAGGAGGCTCGGGGGTCGGCTTCTGCGGCGGAGGCTTCGGCTGGTCGTGCGTCGGGGAGTGAGTCGGCGGCGGCGGAGTCGGAGTCTGCCGCCCAGGACCACGCGTCGACGGCTGAGGGTCACGCCACTGCGGCTGGGGAGCAGGTTTCGTTGGCGCGTGGTCAGGCTGAGGCTGCGGCCGCGTCGGCTGATACGGCCCGTGAGCAGGCCACTACGGCGGAGGGGCATGCGTCTCGCGCCCAGCAGTCGGCGGAGGAGTCGGGGCGTGCCGCTGACCGTGCTGAGGGGGCGCGTGGTGAGGCCCGTGCGGCGTGGGATGGTGCGAAAGAAGCCCGTGATGCCGCGCAGGGCCACGCATCGACGGCTGAGGGGCACGCCAATGCGGCCGCGTCGTCTGCCGGTGACGCGGAGGGTGCCGCCGGGCGCGCCGACACCTCGGCACAGCAAGTGCGTGAAATCGCAGAATCTACCTCGTGGGATGGGGACCAGGTCACCATCAACGGCAAGCAGTCCCCACATTTGACCGGGCCGCCGGGTGAGCCAGGCCCTCCAGGCCCTCCCGGCACCGTGGATGGAATTGATTTTGAGCAGTACGCCAAGGTAGAGCAGCTATCTGACGTGGTGCGCGAGGGCTCAACAGCTTATTTGACCGAGGTCTTCCTCGACGTTGGTGAGGAAACTAAACCCGGTGTCGCTTTTCAGCATAGAGGGGCTGAGGCGTATGTGGTCCTTAATGCCGATAATCGTCTAGTGCTCACTAATTTCACTGAGGACGCTGACCGTGTGGTCTCCATGCCTGACCAGTGGGATTTCAACACGCATGTGGACATGCGGGGTAACCAGCTGCGTGGCCTGCCAGCCCCGTCGGGTGATAATCACGCGGCTACTAAGTCCTACGTGGACGGCAAGGCAGAGGGGAAGCAGGATAAGGCCAAGGTGCTTGACCGCCTCGCCCAGTACACGGAAGACGGTGGCACTATCACCCCTACAGTAGGCGCCTCGGGTGCTTTCGTTTTTCCCAAGTGCGTCGTTGTCACTGACAATGATGGGTGGGTAAAGGCCGCTGGTGAGCCTGAAGATGACTGGCACGTGGCCAATAAGCAATACGTTGATTCGCAGGTCAGTGCGGTACGTGACCGTGTAGGCGCGCTGGAATCCGGCGGCGGGGGCGGTGGCTTTTGGGCTGGTACTCAGGCCGCGTATAACCGCGAATCCAAAGATTCGAATACGCTTTATGTGATTACGGGGTGATGGTATGCCTACTGTAAGAACGGGGGACATTAGGGGCGCGTATGTGGGTGAGCGTGAGGCCGGTGCGATGCTCATGGGTAATAAAATCATCTGGAATCGCACCGCCCTATACACCCGCACGAATAATAGTGCCCCGGCTGTGCCTGATTGGGCCACGTTTTTCACCGCAATTCTCGTAGGTGGTGGCGCTGGCGGCCAGGCCGGTAATGGTGGTGTCGGCTCACAAGGCGCTGGTGGTCGCAGTGGTGACGTGCGATTCGTGTCGGATAGTATCCACCCCGGCTCGAGCCTGTCCCTAGTGATAGGCAAGGGTGGTAGTGGTGGCCGCAGCGCATCATTGGAGTACGGCCGCAGTGGCACTAGCACGACGCTGTCGTATCGAAAATACGGGTCCTCATCCCGGAGTAGTACCAGTGCTGCTGGTGGTAGTGGTATCACGGGTAATCCGACTGCTGGGTCGCCGTATATTACCTCTGGTCAGGGCGGGCGGTATTACTCGTCGCATAGGGGTGGGACTTCCACGATGACTATTGGTAGTGGCGGGGAAGGCAACGCGGGTTCCGGCACGAATGGTGGTGGCGGCGCTGGTGGTAATGGTGGATTTTTCAACAATTACACCCCTGGCGGCCGCGGCGGTGACGGTTGGTTCCAAATCCAGTTCTACGGCGTGGACCCGCTGGCCTACCAGGCTTATAGATAGACAGAAAACATTGATTAAGGAGAGATAATGGAGACTATTAAGCAGCGGATTCAGGCCCTAAATGGTACTGATTTTGCAGAACTACGACGCTGGATTTTCGACGATGAGGTACAGCGCCGCCAGGCACTACCAGCCGTGCAGGAAGCCGAAGTGGAGCTGGTGAAAGACCTCGCAGCGCAGGGTGAAATCACCCGCCCAGAGGTGGCCACGGAAGAATCCGCAATCAACGGAAACGGGGTCGTGCCCGCGTGGCGTGACCCGAGCGCGAAGAAATCCCAGGCCTACATGCGGGGTGACGCGGTACTGTACGAGGGTCGTATCTACATCAACCGAGCCGACGGGCTGAACAAGAACCGCCCAAGCGCCCCTGATTCTGGGTGGGAGGTGTACAACCCACCCAAGGAAGACGCGGTGCCGGAGCCGGAAGCACCGACCGACGAGGAGGAAGCACCGGGCGTGCCAGCATGGCGAGAACCGCAAAGCAAGACCGAGCTATACCCCGCGGGCGCGGAAGTCACCCACCAGGGCAAAACCTGGCGCTCCACCGTAGACGGCAACCGCACAGAACCCGGCGTAGATGGCAGCTGGGAAGAAACCAGCCAGGAGGCTTAACGGCGGAGCTGCGCCGGTGAGCCCGGCCGGGACGCATGCCATGCTTTGACTTCTTCGGCGTCCCAGAGGCGAATATTGCCGAGGAGGGTGGCAACAAAGGCAGGGGTGCGGTCATTTGCGGAGTAATTTCTCCACGTTGGAGGGGTAACTCCGATGTAGCGGGCGCATTGCTCACCTGGCCAAAGTTCGCGCCCGGTGCCTTTATCAATGATGATAGGGTTCATCGGCGTTCCTTTTTGGCTCGGTCGATTCCGTATCCGATGATGATGAAGGCTGGGGTTAGCCATAAGGTTGCGCCGCCTAGGATGCTAATGAGAGCGGCGCCTGTTCCTATGAGTGTGTATCGCATGGTTGTGTCCTTTCGGTATTGTGGGGGTAGCCCCCCGGTTCTCGATACTTGCTCTATTGAGAACCGGGGTGCTATTTAGCGCTTACGCTCATCGAGCCAGATTGTAATCATGGCCAGGAGCGTTAGCGTCATGATGACGTTTGCATACACGCAACTGTCACCTCCCTCCACTGTTTAGTTGTTTCTTTGTGCCTCTCTCACCGGCACACTATTATAATAACGCTACATAGCGTTATTTGTCAACTTGGTTGACGATAGTTTTTAAAGTATTTTTCACTCAACAATCACCCCCTGACCGCGCAGGTCATGGGGCTATTTTTCATGCCCAAAGGAGGGCAAATTGAAAGACTGGAAAACACTAGAGCCAGACCGGGTACGCCTACTGTCACGACATTTCACGCCCGGGCGCGGCGGACAGAAAATCAAGCACGTCACGATCCACCACATGGGCGGTGTCGGCGGCCTCGACTTTTGCTGGGACATCTGGCAGACCCGCGAAGCCAGCGCACACTACACCGTGTCACCCACCGGAGAAATCGGGCAAGCCGTATGGGACCGAGACACCGCATGGGCGAACCGCAACCTTGACTCGAATCAAAAGACGATCGCCATTGAGCACTCCAACAGCGCTGGGCCCGAGCAAGACTGGCCCATCGGAGAAAAGACGCTGGAAGAGGGCGCTCACCTCGTCGCCGCTATCTGCGTCTACTACAAGCTCGGACGCCCTGTCAGCGGTGGGAATGTGCGATTTCACAGCATTGAGTCCGGTGGATTTACTGAATGCCCCTACCACCTGCGTCCCGGCCACAAGTACCACGACCAATACATCCGCCGCGCCCAAGAATGGTACGACCAAATGACCAACGCGGCACCGACACCGAAGAAAAAGGACACGCCAGTGGCACTCACACAAAAATACTTCACCGACTTCATCACAGGCTATTTAGGCCCGCAGTTTGACGCTATCCAGGAAATTTGGCGGCAGCTACGCGGCCCCGGCGGTAAGGGCTGGCCCCAGCTAGGACAAAACGAAAAAGGCCAGAATTTGACGTTGGTCGATGCGGTCGCGGCACTGCGAGCCGATGTGGCGCGTATCGAGAAAAAGATTGAGGAGAAGTAAAAGCAATGCAGTCTAAGCTGAACCCGGCGGGTTGGGCCCGCCTCATCATCTACGTCATCTCCGGACTCGTTGGCCTGGCCGCAGTTGTAGTCAACGCTCTCGGCATGGGAGACCTTTCCCTACTGCTTGGTACTGTCGCTGGTGCAGGTGCAGCCATCACAGGTGGTACCGCAGCAGCTAATCTGCCTAAGGCCCCGGACCAGTCTCGCACGGGTGGGCTAGAGCTTGAAAAGCTTATGCCTGCGATTCTCGAAATCGCCGGTGCAGCCTCCGCCTACCGCAGCGCTGTAGAGTACCAGCCCAAGCATGAAGCCACCGAGCCGTCGGCCTCCGGTCTGCCGGTCTACAGTGGCCCCACCACAGCAGGGGAGTGATACGTATGGATTCCTGCAAGATGCGCACGTGGTTCACCAGTGATGCCGCTGGCCTCGCCATTATCGGCATATCCGTCATCGTGCGAGGTTCCTCCTACCTGCCGATGATTGTGGACCAGCGCCGTAAGTCAGCGCATTTTTTGGAGACGCTGGCGGAGCCATCCACGTGGTCGTGGGTGTGGCTCGCTGTGGGTATTTTCTGCCTCGCCGCCATCCCATTGCGGCACGCCCGCCCGCTGGCCGTGGGATTGGGTATCGGTATTCATTTCATGTGGGCAGTGTCATTCATTATCTCCGGTGGGCGCGGGTGGGTCACTGCTATCGGCTATGCCACTATCACCCTGCTGGCATTGTGGGCGTTTGGTAGGGGCCGCGCCCCCGATAAGCTGGAGGTACCCGAGTACAAGGGGGCGGCATGAATATTAGCGGTGAGGCCGCCACGCTCATAGGAGTCATCGGAGCCGCCATCCTCACCTACCTCGGCACGAAAGTCACAGCCCAAGCCACCCGCGATGCGAAGCGTATCGAAGCTGATAAGCCCGAGTGGAAAGCGTTCACCGACTCCATCATGCGACGCATCGACGCCCAACAAGAGGAGTTGAAATCTCAATCCGACCAGATTGACGCCCTTCGAGACCGCGTGGAATCCCTCCAAGAAATTGTGGAGACCACCCGCCGGAAATACTGGGCCGCCGTCAACGGATTGCGCCGCATCACCCAAAAACATGATGTGGGGCTAGATGCCGCGCAGCTCCCACCCGATGTGCACGATGATGTCATCAATGGATAAACCCCACCCCGCCCCGGGTGGGGTCTTTTCGTCGTTTTAGGGGTCTATAGGGGCCTTAATGTAATTCCCTGAGCCGCGGGACTCCCAATCTCGTGGCCTGTACTTGCGCATTCTTTGATTGACCGTTGTTTTCTTCAATCCCACCGACTCGGATAAAGACTGCAAAGATACGGTGGAATCCTCCATGATTTTATGCGCTACCTGGCACCATTCAGGAATGCTCCCAGTTTTATCTAGCGCGTCAATTTCCGTTTGGGTCAGGGGTCTACCATGCCGCGACCTTAGCACGGCTGCCCGCCCTGCTTTAGCTCCCGGCGATCGGTTCCGGCTGGATTCCCGGGATGCTTCAACGGCTTTAAGTGGGGTTCGGTGTTTTTCTAGGTCGGAAAGGTGAGTTTCAGCGTGCTTTTCCCATGAGCTGCGCATATTCTCCCGCACAGAGCGGGCCGCCAATGGTCGTTTAGCGTGCAGTCCATGTGCCCGCCGGTAGTCCGCTACTCGCATTTTATGTCCCATCGCGATATGGGTAGATAGGTGTCGATACCGCTTGCCGCATTCATGGCAGAGTAGGCCGCCATCATCCTCATCTATGAGGCCATAGCGGCCGTACCCGTCCGGGTCTCCTACCTGCATTAGCGGGCCGTCATTTTTGCTACTGCCTGCCGGGTGATACCAGCAGCGCGGGCGACATGGGAGGCGGATGCCCCGGCGGCCAAAGCGGCCTTGATGGCCGTGTCTCGCACCTGCCGTAGCGATTCTGCCGTATCCGCCGCATCCTGATATTCTGCCGCGCAGTCCTCTACATGCTCTATCTCGCTTCGTCCGAGGTCACCGGCGGCGCGGGCGCTTTTCACCGCGCCGATGAGGAAATCGGCATCCTGCTCACAAATCGCATCCTCATCGATACTCCGCCCGTCGATATCCTCTACCTGCTCAATGTAGGTGCGTAGCGTATCCACCGCGGCGTCGGTGTCCATGTCGAGCATGTAGTGCAGAGTATCCCCGAGGCGGTGAATGTCGGTACCGTCCTCCTCGCGGAGGGAGACCGTGGGCACATCCCAGACCATGCTGGCCATACCCGTGAGAATATCGGCGGTGAGGGCGCGGGGAACAGTCGGCTCCTCATCGTCATCTAGCTCCGATTCATCGCGGGGGTAGACCGCCTCGAATTGGTCTAGGTAGTCGCCGTACTGGGGGTCGCGGCGATTCTCCTCATGAAAATCAATGAGCTTTTCGCGCAATTCCTCCAGCGTGTCGCCGGTGAGTGTGAAAACTTTATTCGGAGTGGTGAGACTGTACATAAAATATCCTTTCCAGGGGTTGTTCGGAATTTCCGAAATGTAGGGGGTGGTAGCGCCGGGGCGGGCGCTTTGTGCCTAGCGGGGGAGTCGAACCCCCGCGGGTGACCATCTAGGCTGCTTTGAATTTTTGTGAATTTTATAGCGCGTGCTGTGCGACTACATCCCAGAAGTCCACATCCTCGCGCAGGATGTAGCGGTAGTCGATGCCCTCGCCGGTGGTGGTGAGTACTGCGTCTGCAATGGCATCGATATCGTGCTGGTCTGCGTACTCTCCGAGCGGGGCGATGATCTCGCGGTCGATGGCCTCGTTGCGGGTGGTGTAAGTGGTCATTGTTGTTTCCTTTTCTGGTGTTGCTCTCTTGCTTACATCTCTAAATATATAGCAACCAGGTTACATTGTAAAGTCGGTTGATTTATGATTTATATCACACTGTTACACGTTGTAAAATACACTCACGCCCATATATGGTGAACCTCATGAAAAAGACAACCCTCGCACTCTCCCTCACCGCCCTCACCCTCACGGTCACTGCCTGCATGACCGAGGCAGATCAAATCAACGGCATGACCATCGACGAAGCTATCGACGACTGCCAGAACCGCATCACTAAAAAACTCACCTCGCCCGCCTCCGCAGACTTCGCAGACAAAGATGAGCTAGATATCCAGAAAAAGGAAAACGACGGCGAATACTGGCAAATCCGTGGCTACGTGGACTCGGATAACAAGTTCGGTGCGTCACTCCGGTCGAGCTGGTATTGCACCGTGAGGCCACGGGTCGATGATGCCCCGCTGGTTCATATCAATGTGAAGCAGGAGCGCTAGAATTAGCTACACATTCAGCTACACAAGCTTGAGTACAAGGCCAGTACACCCCCACCCAATAGAATTGTTTATGCAGGTAGTGGGACTATTTTGAGTGGCTGCGACAATGAGGATCAACCTCACGCCAGCAGCCTGGGTATTTGATAGCCCGTCGCGGCATAGTACCAGTACAGGGTACTAAACCGGCTTGTGGTGTTTTATCTGGAGGCCATAGGCTGTACTATAGCGTTCAGTACAGTACAAGATGTTAGCTACCAATACAGCTACACAACCCACCTCAACTACATCCCCAGCTACACAACACACCACATGAAACCAGTAAAAAAACTGCAACTCGGCTCCATATACAAAACGAAACGCGGAGATTGGCGCGCCGCCATCACCATCGGATACGACGGCCAAGGCCGACAAATACGCAGAACCACCTCAGGCAAAACCAAAGCCGAATGTATACGCCGCCGGAACGAGCTGTACCTGCAACTCCAACAGGAAACCATGACACCCACTAAGGTCACCATCGAAGCGTTCATACACCAATGGATAGACACGGCTGCGCTAGAAAAATACTCACCAAACTCGCTACGGAACGTCAAAGGTTACTGCCGGAATTACATCATCCCAACGCTCGGCAAATACCAGATAAAGGACGTTGGGGCCGACGAGGTGAGAGAACTCGACCATGCCGTCAGGAACGCCGGGTGCTCCGACCGGATGGTGCAGATCGTGCACTCTGCATTCTCAGCAGCGATGCGTGATGCCGTCCGACGGGGCCTTATCGAGGTTAACCCCGTATCGCGTGTTGACCGTCCTCGTGCTGTCTCCAAGCCGCGTACCGCATTGACGGTGGATCAGGCGCGGCATCTGATAATGCATTCTAGTAATGCTGGTGATTCACTAGCATCACTCTGGGCATCGTACCTTTTCCTGGGCCCGCGTAAGGGTGAGCTTTTGGGGTTAACGCGTGACCGTGTTTCTCTCACCGAGGGGGCAGCCCAGATTGATTTATCCTGGGCGATGTCGAATATTCCTTGGAGGCATGGCCGGGGCTGTAAATGTGGTATTGATACCCGGGCGGATAACTGTGCAATGCGAGAGCACGCAGTACCGCCGGGATATGAGTGGCAACCGCTTAATGGGGCGTTGATTTTATGCCGCCCGAAGACGTTGACATCGCGGCGTATCGTACCGGTTCCTGCTCCGCTAGATGAGGTATTGCGGCGGCATATGGAGTCGACACCAGATAATAAGTGGAATCTGGTGTGGCTGTCGGCGACGGGCAGGCCGCTTAGGCCGGAACGCGCATTGAAGCGCTGGAAAATGGCGTTACGCGATGCTGGTTTGCCGGTGGTGGATTTGCATACGGCACGGCATACGGCGGCATCCCTACTGCGTGAATGTGGGGTTGGGCCGGAAGTTATCGCGACTATTCTCGGGCATTCCAAGGTGGATATGACGTTTAATTATGTGCATGTGAACGCTGGTCAGACGCAGCGGGCGCTGGCGGATTATTCAGCTTTCCTCGGCTTGCCGGGAGGCGATGCTTAGGCCTCGGATGAATGCGAGGGCCTCTCGCTGTAGGTGAGGCGGGAGGCGTTGCGCTTCGGCGACTATCTCGGCGTGACAGTCCTCGGGGGCTGGGGCTGTTGTGATGTCGGCGGCTTCGAAGATGCGGTTGATGGGGAGGCCTACGCCCTGGGCTGCTTTGGCGAGGGCTTCGGGAGATGCGGAGATGGGGATGCGCTTGCCGTCGCGGATATTGACGCCGGTTTCGAGGCGGCGCCACCATGATTCGGATAGGCCGGAGCGGCGGGCGGCTTCTGCCTTAGATAGGCCGCTGTGCTCGCGGGCTTGCTGGAGGAGTTGGCCGGGGAGCCATTGGTCGTGGGTTGTCATGCTTTTAGCGTATCAATCAGGCGCTTTGGTACCGGATTTTACATTAGCCAGTACCGTATAGTACTATTTAGTACAGGGCAGAGAGATACAGCCCACGCCCTGCAAGGCGAACCGCTAGTCAAAAAAGGAAACACCACATGGCTATCTACATCAAAGGCCACCCCGAAGGACTGCTCGACATCAAAGAGGCACAGCAGTACCTCGGCGGCGTAAGCCGTACCACCATCTACAGCTACATGAACCGCGCCGACCATGAAAACCGACTCATCAAAGCATCCCGCCCCGGACGCAAAGTCCTATTCACCCGCCACGACCTCGATACATTCATCAATGTGGAGCAAACACTGGCGGACGCAGCATAAAACTAGGAAAACCCCCACGGTGCTGCAACACCATAAATGTGGGGGATTCGCACCAGTCAGAAAGGAAACTGAAAACCTGATGCAACCCAATGATAACACCCCAGAGCACGCGAACGCGAAATACGACCTCGCACAGCGCGTCATCCTCCAAGCCGCCATCCTCGGCAAACTCTACGAGGTACACAAAGCGGAAAAGAAACAGCTGGAGAAAGAACTACAGCCCGGCGACAAACGCACCGTCACCAACGAGCAGGGCGTAAAGCTCGGCACCGCCTCCATGAGCCAGCCGAACAAGAAAGCGGTCTGCAGCGACCGCGCCACCCTCCTCGCAATGGCCGACGAGGACGGGGCAGAAATCATCGACGCACTCCCGCCGGAGGGCGACCCCCGCCACCAAGAAATTATTGATCTCCTTTTTGAAATCCGTCCTGACCTCCTCGACTCGGGAGTCTCTAAGGCGGATGAAAAGCACCTCGCAGACAAGGTGCTAGAGAAGTGGCAAATTACCGGCGAATTGCCAGCTGGCTGGGAGATTACCGACGCTTCCACGGCCCGGATGACTATCCGCAAAGGTTCCGACAAGGTTGCCAAAGCATCGATTGAGCACATGATTACCGCCGCCTCCGACTCCCTCGCGGCCATCACTGACGGAAAGGAAGCCAACTAATGCGTGAATTTAAGACCCGTAAACCAAGTGGCCGGGCATCGTTCCCCCTTGTACTCCTATCGGGGCAGGAGGGCACCGGCAAGACCTGGGCCGCAGTGGAAGCCACCGCAATGGAGCAGGTAGACCGAGCTTTCTTCATTGAGGTAGGGGAGTCACAAGCCGACGCATACGGCGCAGTGCCGGGCGCAGACTTCGAAATCATTGAGCACGACGGCACCGTGCGGAATATCCGTGAGGCTCTTCAATGGGCGGCGGCGCAGGAGCCAGCAGAAGGCAAATTCAATTTGCTCATCATCGACTCGATGACGCAGATTTGGCAGCTGCTGCAGGATAACGGGCAGCAGGAAGCGAACCGCCGCGCCCGCCGCAAAGGTAAGCAAATCCCAGAGGAAGGCGTCCGCCTATCAATGGACTTATGGAACCAGATTAAAGAAGTCTGGAACGGCATCCTCCAGCAGTGCCGCCACTTTCCCGGCCCCGTCCTCATGACCTCCCGCCTTGAGCTCGTAACCGCGATGGATGATAAGGGCAACCCGACGCGGGACAAGACGTGGAAGATCCAAGCGGAAAAGAACCTACCCTACAACTGCCAGGTGGTGCTGCAGGCCCGCGCCCCACGTCAGTGGACGATGACGAAAATTGCCACCACCGTGCCGGAGCTACAACTGCCGGTCGGTGGGGAAATGCAATTCAACGACTTCAGCGTGGAGCGCCTGCTCACCTCAATGGGAATCGGTGCCGACGCCGCCCCAACCACCTACATCGAGACCCTCCCGGACGGCGAGTTCGACGAGGAGAAGCAGCGTGAGGAAGCGGAGCGTGCCGAACGTGAAGCGGCAGAGGAGCGGCGAAAAAGTTACGTATCTACCCAGGCGCAGGGCCTAATGGATGCGGAGAAGAACCGTGACCTCGATAAGCTCAACGCGGCGCTCCGCTACTACCAACAGCAAGACGACGGGCAGCTCGTACAGATGGCACAGGAGACCATCCAGCGCCTGCAGAAAGTCCAATCGCAGGAAGCGCAGGACACCGTAAAGAATGTTCTCGATGGGGAGGTAGTGGAGGACTCTAAGACCGAGGCGGCTTAAGCGCCTCCCAGCGCCCTGCCCGCCTCGCGGGTGGGGCTATTTTAATCCCTACATTGCAGACGCCTGCAAGCGTCTACCTACAGGAAGGAAACCGAATGAAACGCGCACCACTCAAGCGCACCCCGATGAAACGCCGACCCCGCCGAGGCGGAGCAATGCCGTCGGAGGTGTACCGCCTGGTCATGGATAGGTCACGGGGCCGCTGTGAGGCCGGGTTACCCGGCTGTACCGGAGCGCCGGAGGAGTGGCACCACCGGCAGCGCCGCCAGCGGAACAATGACGTTGTGAGCAATGGTGCCGCGCTTTGTCACGCCTGCCACGATTACATTACTCACACCTCACCACAGGCGGGCCGGGAGCGTGGTCTCATCGTGCATTCTCATCACCCTAACCCGGCGGAGGTACCGATGTGCATCCGTGGCAGGTGGGTACTCCTCGGGGAGGATGGCACGACCTTGCGGACGGAGGTGCGCCCATAATGTCAGCAGATATTTACGACGAAACGCGTCAATTCGTGATGATTCCGTATGAGGTGCTGGAAGCCCTAGATGGCGATTCTCGTGCCCTGGCCTTGTACGCATGGCTTAAAAAATACGCCAATCATCGCACTAAGATGGCTCACCCCTCCCGGCGCACGCTAGCGCGTCATCTGGGGTATAAATCAGCGACGCCGGTAGACCAGTACATCAACAAGCTGCGTGAGATTGGTGTACTCAAGACGTTCGCACGATTC